CGGCACCCCACAGGTTGGCACCCCGCAGGTCGGCATCCTGCAGGTTGGCATCCCACAGGTCGGCCTTTTCACCGCCTTCTTCATTTTTAAGCCATTTTGCATGACGCTGTAAAACTTCTATTTCTTCTTTCGTGAGTTCGCGCATAATTCCACCTTAATATGTTATTAAAAAGGCCCCTTGTCGGGGCCGTAGTATTCGGGTTCATCGGGAATCGTGCGGTCTACGCTTTCGCGTTCCGCGTCGTACATATCGGTTTCTGGTTTCATCGCATGGCCTCCATCCCGTACAAGATCTGTGGAAGAATGCAGATCCCAAGCATGACCGACATAAAGATGATGACCGCAGCAACTCTAGCCCGGTCAACCTTTTTAGGCCGTTCCAAAGATACCTTGGCGTGCTTCATGTAGACGTTGGAAATCATGCCACCACCTCCGTCTTTCTCAGCCATTGCTCTGCTGCCTCGCGCACGCTGGCCTTTCTTGCCTTGTCACGAATGCGTTCAAGACGTTCCCGGAGCGTCGTTCCCTTGCGTTCCCCAACGAGCACGGGATGACTACGAGTAAAGTCGTCTGCATGAGATATGCTCATATCCTTCTCTCCTGCGTTGAAGTCTGGATCGGCGTCCCAATCCCGTTTCCTGCCCCGGAATCCGGGGCAAGTGCGGGTCTAGGCGGGGCGTAAATTGGCTTCTTCTACAGGCATCCAAGGGCAGTCGCTGTCTATGTAGTACCTGCGCCCTGAGCAGTAGAGCCATTCATTTTCATGTCTTTGCATGATCCGCGTCACGGTATGATGCGGGAATGCAACGCCATAGTCATTGACGAACGTCACTCTGTCGCCCACGGAGAAGGCGAGGGGCCGCCCGTTCTCCGGGGCATAGGGGCGCTGTTCGTCGTGCGCCCTGACAAGTTCCGCCATAGCCTCGTGATGTCCGATACATTCCATATTTCCCTCCATATTTGCGTTCCCAGTCTCATTCAACCCCCGGATTCCGGCCGGGGTTTTGTGAATCTAGGTTATTCAATTCACTTGTCTTTCTCTAATCGGCCTTGCCTTTTCCGGCCGATGCTCGGGCTTGCCGCTGGTGTCCAGCTTCGGGCCGTCTTCGCGCTGATTGTCAAAGAACTGTGCGGGGCTTCCCGCGAAATTCGTTATCCCGCGTAGTTCTCTTCCGCTTCGGAGAGCCATCCGCTGAACCAGCCGTCGAGCAATCCCTTGCGCTGGTAGTCGCTGGCGTTAACCACTTCCCCGCCGAACTCTTCCGCGAACTCGCAAGCCTCTGTGAAGCTGTCGAACTCATCGATGCAATCCATCCCGTTGTCGGGGTTCTGGCTGATTACGAGGTAGGCGTTCGTGGCGTTCATGGCTGTTCTCCTTTTGGCGGGGTTCGTTCCCCGTCTCGTTGAAAACAGAATAGGTAAATTTTACCTTTACGTCAAGAGAAAAAGCAAAATTTTCTCCTAAAACTTAGCAACAAAAAAGCCGCCAGTTACGGCGGCTCAAATGAGTGATGTTTTGTCAGGCTGTTACATTATTTTTGCGTTGCTAAGAGGGCTTTGATTTTCTCTTGCTCTTCTTTTTGTGCCCGGTCAGCCTCAGCCAGAGCCTGCTTGATGACGTCCGCCCACGGCAATCCCAGTGCCGCGCAAAGATTCATCACATCGGTCATTCTCAACTGCTGGGGTTTCCTGTTTTCGCCAGAGCCTTGCCCCTTCCTAATTGATTGAACCTTTCTCCGAGAATCAGCAACGTGAGGGAATGCAAGCGAGCCAAGGGCTTGTTCGGTCATGCCTATGACTGTGCGGCGTTCCTCAAGTGCTTTTCGGATGGATTCTTCAAATGCGACCATCCCGGTTTCGTTTAGCACCTGCATTTCTCCTTTTCCCTCAGTCATAGCAAAAACTCTCCTTTTGCTCTTGGCGTATTTTTTTGCATTGACAAAGAGGTAAACTTTACCTAAAAAGAAGTCAACAGGGCACACCAACCGCCCCGCGAAGAAGCGAACAGGAGGGAGTAGGCCACCGCTCAAGGGGCATGGTTGCCGGGGGAGGTAAACCCGCTGGCGGCATCCTTCCAAAGTCCGGCGAACCAGAAGCCAATGCGTCGGCGGGTAGAGTTTGAGGGAAGAAGACCTTGGCAGGGTGCCGCAAACGGCATTAACGCTTCCCAGCTCACACGGTTTGCACGTTGTGGGTGCCTGAATGCGAGAGACGGCTCCGTCCGAATCACGCAAGGCGCAAACCCGGTTGGGGCAATCCCCGACAAGGGGAGTTTTGCGCCTTTCGCTCAAGACTCACCATCCGAATCAGGTAAAGCTTAACTGCCTTTTGTCTTTGGTTTTCTGTCTTTTTGCTCTAGGTATATCCTGAACTCTTCGCCTACCGAGAACTAGGGTCAGGGCGGTTCCCGCCCTCTTGCCGGAATGGGGAGGGTGGGAAAGATGAAAAAAGGGGAACGGAATCTCAAAAGACGTTTTCAATTCTTTTTGAGATTCCGTGAAGTATGAAAAACAACGCTGAAATAGGACATTTTACTCTGTGCGTAGCCTGTCCACGAACTTTATGGGCAATTTATAAGCGATTTATGGGATTTTATGAGTTTTAAGAATATCAACTTTTTCAATATGATACACTGTTTTATCTTCTAAATAAGCTCATTTTAATAATCGTTCTTTGACAATCAGCCCCCATAACCCGCCCAGTCCGGTGGTAGTGTCATCGGTGGTATGGCGGATAGGGAAAACTTCATGGGCGGGCGGCATCGAACCACCCGCCCACATGCGGTTACTGCCCGGAGGAGAGGCACCGGGGCTTCACTGGTTACCTTTTCCAACGCGGCTATGACCGATGCCTAGTTCAATACACCGGGAATCACCACGTCCTAGACCAGCGGCTAGTGTCGAAATCTACCACCGGATGTTTTCACACCCTTACCGCCAACGTCTTGCGCTGGCGGTCGGATAGGAAAACTATTGTACTATTCTGATTCAGCGCACTCTTCGGAAGGGTTCTTTTCACCGGATTTGTTCACATTACCGAGCATCATGGCTGAAACTGCGGCAAGCTGTGCGTTCATGTCGATTTCACGCCTTACAAGAGGCTTCAAGATCACTTCTGCGCTAAGTCCAAGACGACAGGCTGCCAAGGCAATCTGGCGCGAGAGCAGTTTGATTTCTTCATCTTCGATCTGGTTATCCATTGTATTTCCATTATATTGTATATTGTTACGCTGCTATGGTCGGTCAACAGCTACCTTGCGTCCTTTCGGAGTACGCCATTCCACATGACGCCTTTTCTCGCACCATACCCCCGAAGGGCACCTTGTCCTTTGCCTTCTGAATCGGAACGCCGTTCCGTGTTGATGCAGGGAAATGAAGTTGGCTGACATCTCACCATCTTGAGGGCTAATGGTTATCCCCGCATCACAGGGAACGGCGATATTTGAACATGGCAGCCGGGGGCGGATTCGAACCGCCGATCACAGGGTCAAAGCCTGTTACCGTAACCGCTTGGCTACCCGGCTGTGTGTCGCTGTTTCGAGCGGATGGAGCCGCCTTTGCTTGCCATGCCGAATCTGGCAAACGCACCGCAGATATTCGGCTCTCTCTACGCGAGGAATTTTTATGCGCGTGCACCACTATCTGGACACGGGCACCTCTGCGAATCCATCCCTCGAAACAACGACTCTTCACTTTTCAATCTGGCGGACGGGGTGGGATTCGAACCCACGGATGCTTTCACATCGGCGGTTTTCAAGACCGCTGCCTTCATCCTCTCGGCAACCCGTCCTTTGGTGGGAATGTCGGGATTTGAACCCAAAACCCGCAGATTATGAGTCTGACGCTCTGCCTATTGAGCTACATTCCCTATTGGTCTACGTCCTGTTGCTGTTCCTGAACCTCACCAGTCTCACGGGCCTCTTTCGAGCTTTCCGGGCGGCCTCTTGCTCCGCCCACCGTATTGCTACGGCCTTCATGCCGCCCAAACTGGCTTCCTTCTCACGGGGCATTCTGGCTACTTTCCGGCTAGTGTGCCGGGCGTGTTTACCTTCCCCGTTCGTCGTGAAAACAGTATCTCGTTTTCGGGATAATATGTCAATAGAAAATTTTGAAAACAAAATCATGTAGGCAAAAAAAATCTCCCTGCAAAGGGAGATTATCATCAAACTAATGAACATTGCTTCCGTATAGTGCGTGCATCCGATAAACGTAGTCTACGGGGTCTTCAAGTTCAGTGGGTGGATCTGAATGTAATGAAAAAGATTTTTTCCTTAAAAGCTCAAAAAGATGGGCCTCGACATAGTTTCTTTCAGGAGTCCCGGAAAGTGGCAATCCTTCGCATTGACTTAAAATGCACAACAATTCACAATAAATAGAGATAAATTTTTCTGTTGTTTGAGAACTGAAAGACTCTATCCTTTCGTACAAGTCGTTTCTTTTTTCCTGCATATAGTGTTTCATAGATGTAATACTATTCTGCATATCTTCCATCGGATTAGCTCCTGTTTATTGTATTTTATTATACATATTAGAACAAAAAAGTTTAAATTAGATTTTTACATCTAATTGTTATAATATTCTTGTTTTTTTATGCACAAAAAATAAAAGCCCTCAAAAAAGGGCTTTTATGTATATTAATTATGATGTTATCAACTATCTTTATTCGTTCTTAATATCTTATCTAATAATTTTTCATTTGTCTGTCTTTGCTCCATTAGTTGACCAACCAACATAGCATTTTTATTGCGGAGGTTTTGGTTCTCTTTTTCAAGATTTTTAATGTATTCTAATGATTCATTATCCGTTGATTTTGGTAATCTTGTATCTTCACCCGGTATTAGAATATAAATACCAAATTTTTCTATCCAAGAAATAAAACTGTTCGTATTAGGGAAGGCAACAAAATTAATCATATTATAAAAGGGAGATCTTTCTTCTATCTTCAAGCTTTGGAGTGCGCTATCTACTGAACCATACCTATTCTCAATAACGCCATTGATATAATCAATTATGTTTTTGTATGTATTTGATTTTATTTTTTTTAAATTTTCTTTAACTTTTTCTTCATTTTTAACTCCAGCCATAGCGTCACCATTTTCCTGATTTTTTATTTCTTATGCCACAAAATCCCGCGGACGGGAATTTTGCAAGCAGGATTATTCTTGACTTACTATCTTGATTTCGAGATAATAAATCCATGAAACACGATATTTTTATATCCGAAGAACTCAAACGGCTGGGGCTGTCAAAAGAAGAGTTGGCGATGCTTTCAGGCGTATCACGATCAAGAGTCTATACGTATCTGAACAAACAGAGCGGAATACTCTTTGAAAATGCAATAAATCTATTTTTTGCATTAGGTTACGAGTTGAAACCTACTCCCATATCAACGGCTGAAACTCCCAACGAATGCAAAAAGGCATCCTGCAATGAGTAGCATTTTGATAGGAATTATTGTGGCCCTTGTTATGCTCGTCGTCTTTGCCCCTACCGACTAACCGCGCCGCGCATCTCTGTACCACCTCTTCCGGTTCTGGGTACTCCGCTACTCGGTAGCTTTTCCAGAAAATGGAGCCACGAAAGAGGATGCGGACACGCCAGACGGCACGACGCCGTGTGATGAGCAGGTGAACGGTTTCCATGAGGCCAGAATACGGATTCTAAGCATTAGAAGGAAAAATAATATGAGCGAAGTTTCCCAACGCATCGCGCGCATCATGCACAGGCAATGCTGCCAGTATCCGGGCGGCATTCAGGCCATCGCCAGAATCCTTTCTCAGGAAGACGGGCGGGCTGAATCCACCATCTACAACGATCTTAGCCCGAACATGAAGCAACGGCCCAATGGCGAGTTGAAAGAGCCTCAACCCAAGGTTTCAGATCTGATCCGGGTACAGGAACTTGTCGGGAACCTGGATGCGCTGAATGTCTTGAATGCGCATTTTGGAATGGTTGCTGTGAGCATGAGCGCGATTCATCCCGATATGCCCACGGTCGAAACGGAAATGCTCCAAGATGTCCCTTCCGTGGTCGAGCTGCATAAGGCTATCGACGAATACCTTGCGGGTAAGTGTGGTCAGGAAAAGGTGCTTGCCGCCCTTGATTTCGCTACCCAAGACCTTCGGCAAACGGTTGTCCGCGCGTTCGAGGATGAGCCCAAAGCTGGTCACATTTTCAGACAAGGGCAAGGTTGGGTTCCTGTCAAACAAGCGAGGCAGTAACCATGCAAAAATGCCAGCTTTGCGGTCGGTGGTTCAAAGGGAAAAAGGCGGATCATGTCTGCAAGATTGATCACGTCTATGAAGAGCGAGAGTGCGTTATCTGTCACACGATGTTTATTCCGGCAGGACACAACCAGATCTGTTGCTCGGAAAGCTGCCTAAAAGCAAAGAAGAGTCTGGATGGAGCCGAGCGGGTGCGTCGATTCAGAGAGAAGGCAAAAGAGGTTGGGGAAACAAGGTGTTGTGCCATATGTGAGAGAGAATTTACTCCGCGAAGTCCCCACCAGTTGGTATGTGAAAGGCTGTCATGCAGGGCAGAGTACAAGAAGCGGTATGATGCGGACCGGAACAAGGGAAATTTCACTCCTGCATCTTGGTACGGACAATTCTGTATGCCCGATCCGTATCAAGGGAAGAGGCTGTGCTTCGACGGGCTGCATAGCGTCCGGGGAAGTATGCCGGGAAGGGCCGCAGATCCGGTTCTGGGGTTTTGATATGTCGCTCCATTGCCGTCACCGCCTCCCTACGCCGCAAGCCGCAGGGTACGAGACGAAAGAGGCATTGCTGGAGGCTATCAGCGCATTTCCGCACTTAAGGCCATGCCCAAAAGCTAACTGGTGGTGGCTCAACAAGAAGCGATGCCAAAAGTGCCGGAACAGGGTTGAAGTGAAGCTTGATGCTTCTAAGGCATAGGCAAAAGAAAAGGCCCGATGCGGGAACACCGGGCTAAACATAAAACCAACTCAATGGATGAATTATGATGGAATCTTCGCAGAAAGTCAATGATGAGATTATGGACTCTTTGAGAGAGATAGACAGATTGTGCCGTGTAAGAACGTACCTCATTGAGAGAAATGCCAGCATCTCCAATATCGATGACATCAACTCTAGAATTAAGATAGAGCATAACAAAATTGTCGAGTTGGAGGGGGCAAGCCATGAGAGCGCGTGATATAAAGCCCGGTTTCTTCAAGAATGATCAGCTTGCCGATTGTTCTATGGCTGCACGTCTTCTTTTCCCCGGCCTCTGGATGATGGCGGATAGGGAAGGCCGTCTAGAAAATCGCCCCAAGAAAATCAAAGGCGAAATTTTTCCTTTTGACAATGTAGACGTCGCCTCTCTTCTGGGAGAACTGGAATCTTCGGGACTGATTCGTTTTTACGAGGTGAATGGGCAGAACCTTATCTGGATTCCTCAGTTCAAGAGACACCAAAGTCCCCACAAAAACGAGAAATGTAGCGAACTTCCCGCACATCCTGACGACTTTGCAGCGTATGAATCATCACCAAAACACGACAATTACGGTGTTGCTCCCGAAAAGGATCGAAGTGCTCCCGTAATTTCAGGTCAAATCCCCCTGACTCCCTCTTCTCTGACTCCCTCTTCTCTCTCTCCGAGAGAAGATACTACCCCTGACGGGGTAGTTGTCGACGCCGACGACGCCGACGCCTCCCAGCCCGGCGAAAAGCGGCAGGCCCATGCCTCGCCAGCCTGCCCCTATGACGCCATTGTCGGCCTGTATCACGAGGCTTTCCCGGAGCATCCCCGAGTTGCAATCGTGAACGCAAAGCGCAAGGGGGCAATGAAGGCAAGATGGACAGAGGCCGGAGAGAGGCTGCGAATGCTGAACAGGGACACCTCCGCCGCCGAAAGGCTGGATTACTTTCGGCGGCTGTTTGCAAGGGCTTCCCGGTCTGATTTTCTCACTGGCAAAAAGGCTTTTCGAGATGGGACAGTGTACCGGGTGGATTTCGACAAGCTCATGTCCCCAAGCGGGTTTATGGGCGTGATTGAAGGCAAGTACGACAATCGGGAGGTGGCTTGAAATGGCAGTTCAGACGCTTGAACGCGGCATCATGGCCCGCAGGCAGAATGCTCCAGCGCCAAAGCCCGTCATGGCCTCGGAAGCCCGTGCACAGCTTGAGTCCAGCGTCATTGCCGCGACTCTCTCGGGCATGAACCGGGATGCCCATTTGCTTGGGGATGTACTCGATATCTGCCCCGCAGGTTGTTTTGTGACGCCGGAAGCTGCGCCGCTTGCCGTGGCTCTCGATTTGCTCCGTCAGTCCGGTCAACGTCCCAATCTCACAGCGTTGGCAACGCAGATGCAATCGCGTTGGGCGAAAGATCCTGAACTTTGGCCCGCCCCGGATATGGCGCGCATGGCTGAACTTTCTACGTCCGCGTGGGGGCTGAAAGGCCATGCCGAGAGTTTGGCCCGAAAGCTTGCCGATGAACATCGCCGGGCGGAACTCCATGCCGGATTGCTCGAAATTGCTGCGGAAGCATCGGTTTACGGCGTGGACTCCGAATACATCGCTGACCGTGCCCGAAAGCTTGTTGAAGCTTCGGGAGGGATTCAGGAAGCCGTAACTATGTCGAACCTCATGGGCCGCATTCGGGCAAAGCTCGATAATCCGCAATCGCTGCGCAAAATTCAGACTCCGTGGAAAAGCTTGAACAGCGTTTTGCGTGGGGGATTCATGCCGGGGGAATTGATCGTCCTTGCCGCTCGTCCCGGACTTGGAAAGACGGCCTTAGCCGCAAATGTGGCGTTGAGTGCCGCATGGCGCGGAATGGGTGTGCTCTTTGTCTCATGCGAGATGAGCGACGAAAGCCTTGGGCATCGTCTCATCTCCCGCGTAGGGCGTATCGACGGACGGTTTTTCCGTGAAGGGATGGGCGTCACGCCGCAGATCCGTGGAGCCATTGACGCCGCCATAGGGCAGCTTGAAGCTCTTCCCTTGTCTATCGTGGAAAAGTCAACTGTGCCCATGTGCCCCCGCGAAGTCCGCAGGCTGGCGCGGGGCATCAAGGATTTAGGGCTCATCGTAGTGGACTATCTCCAGCTTTTGCATCCTGACGAGAAAAGCACCAGCAGAGAACGAGAAGTTGCGGAGATGTCACGCGCCTTTAAGCAAATGGCCCTTGATCTGCAAGTTCCTGTACTTCTGCTTTCCCAGCTTAACCGCTCAAGCGAAGAAGGCAAGCGAGAGCCCCGGGTTTCCGATCTCCGAGAATCTGGAGCGATTGAGCAGGACGCCGACATCATCCTTTTGCTGCACACCCGCGATCTGGACAGGGCGAATGCCAGACCAGACGTGAAATGCATCGTCGGGAAATCCCGCAGTACGGGAACAGGTGCATCGTTCTTGCGTTTTGAAAAAGCTTTTTCTGAGTTTACCGAGGGTGAAGCATGGGCCGGACGTCCTGCGGTACAGGAAAACGATTTGTGATGTGCCCACGGTACTGTGAAATCTTCGGCCCCGGCGCGTGTGCAGGGGGGGGGACGAAAAGGAGTGTGTGATGAGCACGTACAGGGAAGAATCGTTGCCGGAAACACTGCAAGACATGTCCGACCGTTTCGGAAAGCCCTTTGTCCGGCACATGATTGAACGCTTCGCGGGTATAACTCTTATTATTCCCGCCAAAAGCCGGAAGACGCGGCTAGCTCGGGAATTGTGCACCTTCTTGGGGCAGGATGCCCTTTCCGACTTTCTGCACACCTATGGCGGTACGAGAATCTATATCCCCACTTTGCGCCGGGCGAAGATCCGCGCACGGGACATGGACATCAACACCGAGCGCGACGAGTTGGCTCGCAAGGGGCTGAGTGAAAGAGCTCTTGTCGCCAGGCTCGCCACGCTGCACGGGCTTTACGAACGGCAGGTGTGGCGCATTTTAAAACAGCCGAGAACCTCGGACAACAGGGAGGCGGCGTCATGACGGTCTTACGCTTCACCTTGTCCTGCACGCCTACGGCACAGGCCCGAGTCCGGCACGCCGTCCGTTGCGGGCACAGCGTCGCCTACAAGTCCGCCGGGCAGAAGAGCGCGGAAGCCGTGCTTGACGATCTCCTTTCTGCGTGCACCCCAAAAAAGCCGCTGGAAGGCCCTCTCGCGCTCGAATTTATCGCGGGGATGCCGATACCTGCGTCGACCCCGAAAAAACAACGAGAGGCCATGTTACGCGGCGAAATCGCCCATACGAAGAAGCCGGACCTCGACAACATGGTGAAGCAGCTCAAAGACGCCATGACGCGCGCGGGGTTCTGGGGGGATGATAAGCAGGTGGTGGCCCTACGCTGTTCAAAACGCTACGCCGCCGTCCCGCATTGGGAGGTAGCCGTGTACACACAGGAGGAAGCGCAATGAATGAACGGAAATTGCTGCTCGGCTGGAAGGCCATCACAGCCTACACCGGAGTTAGCCGCCTCCTCATGATCCGCTACGCCTACCCCGTCCACGACTGCGACAGGGCAACTCATCACGGGTACGGCGTCTGTGCCTATACCGACGAGCTTGACGCCCACAAAAGGCAGCTAGAGGTACAGCATGGCAAGCCGTAATCCTAAAGGCTTTGGTATCGCGGTGTTCTGGGTTGCCGTTGTGATGATTTTGATGGCTGTGGTTGGGGTACTCGAAAGGGCTGGGTGGTGAAAAATGAAAGATCCTTTTGGGTTAGATATTACCGTAGAGCTCCAAAGAAGCAGGGAAATGCGCTGTGCTGCGCAGGAAGCCAAGGCAGACGCCGGGAAACCCCGCCTTTCACTCGTTCCCCCCGCAATTATCGAAGCCGTTGGGCGCGTCAGGACGTACGGGACGGAAAAATATGGTGACCCAGATAACTGGAGAAAAGTCGAACCAGAACGCTACCGTGATGCTCTCATGCGGCATACCTGTGCTTGGCTGAGAAACCCCGATGGCATTGATGAGGAAAGCGGACTTCCACACTTGGAGCATATGGCCTGCAATATCGCGTTCTTACTTGAAATGAAATCGGGGGCCTTGAATGAAGAAAAGAATGGGTAGGCGTACATACCAAAATCCGGGAAGGCCACTTAAATGCGAGTCTTGCCCGGATTGCGATGGAAAGATGTTGGTCATGCATACAGCCCGTTCTCACGGATTGCTCATCCGCTACTGCAAATGCACCGTGTGCGGAGAAACCCGTCCTCGAATCGTCATCCCGGACAAGGCCACCAAGCCGATTTCAATCTTCGATATCGTGAATACTTCGTTCTGCGGGTAAGTAGTGCGTATTTGCATCGTATGAAAAGGGGAGCATGAAACTCCCTTTTTTACGTCACTACTTCAAAAATATTCCAGAAACACAGAACAAAGCAAAAACAAATACGTTATGTTAGTATATACTCGCTGAAAATGCGAGGTTTTTATGGCTACAGTTTTACGTCACTTCACCCCTGCCGAGTTCCGTTGCAAATGTGGGTGCGGGGCTGGCGTCGAAAAGATGGACGCCGATTTGCTCAAGATGCTCGACGAGGCGCGGGACATTGCGGGCATTCCTTTTTCCCTGACGTCGGCATACCGCTGCGCCAAGCACAACAAGACCGTGGGCGGTGTAGCAGATTCTGCCCACACCCGGGGCTACGCCGTGGATATCCGCTGCGTGGATTCCCATTCCCGTTTCGTCATGCTGCAAGCCCTGCTTGAAGCCGGATTCCGGCGCATCGAGCTGGCTCCGACATGGATTCATGTGGACAACGATCCCGATAAGCCGCGTGACGTGGCGTTCTACCAGAAAGGAGGCAAGTACTGATGGAAGCAACCGTGATTGACTTCATTCTGGCTACCTTGGCGCAACTTTCTGCACAGTATCCCGACGCGGCGTGGATCGTCACCGCCCTGAGTGTGGTCATGACCGTATGCGGCCTGTGCGCCGTAGTCACCGTCTGGATGCCAGTACCCAAGGAAACAACCGGGGCCTATGCCGCCGTATATCGTTGGGTTCATGCCTTTGCAGCGCATTTTGGACAGAACAAGGGGGCCGTGGCTGACGGCAAGTCTCCCGCTGTTCAGTCTGAAGTCAAGGCCGTGACCGGGAAGTGAGGGCATGTGTCGAACATTACCGCCATCATTCTATCCTTCCTGCAACTTGCTTTACGCCTTCTTGATACGGTGGATAAAGCCGCTGCTGACGATTTTCGGCGGTCTGTTGCTCTTGATGCTTCTGGGGTGCTCGTCAGCAAATTGGGCGGAAAGAACACAGATACCGTCTACGCCCATACTGGCGAGCATCCGAAAAGTGAATCTTGACGGAATTGATGGCGTGTGGATGGACGATAGAGACGCGGCAACATTGGCAGAATGGATTTATGATGTTGAGCAATCAGGAAGGTGAGCATGGTCGCCGGAACAACTTGTCCCGAGTGTACCGACAAGGAAATCAGGGAGCGTCTTGTGCGTATCGAAACGCTCCTTGCATCTGAACATGAACTGAATATTCCCGCCCGCGTAGCATCGCTTGAAGCTGAAAGGGATCAAAGGACGGGTGCATACGCAATTCTCGGTCTTATGTGTTCCGCCCTTGGTGCGGTTATCAGCAAAGTATTTTGGAATTAAAAATTTCCTTGGGCTAGGCAGGCCAGCCGAAAAGGGTATTCCGCGCCCCTGCCCAAGGTTTTTATGCGGGGCCGATAGCGGAGTTGGGAAAATGGATGGATACTTACAGCTTTCAACGGTGGATACTTCAACAAGAACTTCTTCCAACGGAAAAGCTTGTGGGCATGGCTCTTGCCCTACATATCGACAGGAAAACCGGAAAGATCAGAGTAAGGCAAGAGATCATCGCTCAGGAATGTGGTGTCTCAACAAGGACAGTACGCAGGGCAATAGCTTCTCTAGTGGCTGAGGGAATCTTGTCTTCCCAGCAAACAGGTAGGTCGGCAGTCCTTGTTCCCCTTGGAAAAAAATGTGGAATAGTGGATAGGCCACCCGTGGACTACCAGATAGGACATCAGTGTCCTACCAGAAGAAGGGAAAAGACACATTTCGATCTGGATACTTCCCTCAGTACGAGGGTCGAAGAACTGAACAAGCGCGACGAAAAGCGGTTCCAGAGGGAACAGAATGAAAGAACTATCTCTGACACCTAAACAAGCTAGATTTGCTCAAGAGTATCTTGTCGACCTTAATGGGACGCAGGCTGCTATTCGTGCAGGGTATAGTCAGAGAACGGCAAATGAACAGGCCGCACGTCTGTTAACGAAAGCTAGTGTTCAGGAGGCCATACAGAAGGGGCAGCAAGAGAGACAAAAGAGGACTCTCGTCACCGTCGATTATGTCGTTACATCTCTTCGTGAGGTTGCCGAACGCTGTATGCAAAAGGCCCCTGTATATAATACTCGTGGGGAACAGGTTGTTGATGAAGAGGGACGATCCGTTTGGCGTTTTGATTCGTCAGGAGCCAACCGTGCGCTTGAACTTCTTGGGAAACATGTCAACGCCTTTGGAGAACGCAAAGATGACCCTGCCGACGAGATTCCCGTAGCGATTCAAGTTCAAGTAGTGAACGGGAGGCGTAGCACATGAATGGCACGCTCGTCATCCGCCCAGAGTTGAACGAACGACAGGCCGAATTTTTGTTCCTTGATGTAAAGTTCAAGAGCTTTGTAGGTGGGTTTGGCAGTGGAAAGACTTATGTGGGGTGCTGTGGCCTTGCTAAGCACTTTTGGGGATTCCCACGCATTGATGCCGGATATTTCGCCCCTACCTATCCTCAAATCCGCGATATTTTTTATCCCACGGTTGAAGAGTGCTTCTACAATTGGGGACTTAGGACTCAGGTCAAGGAAGGTAACCACGAAGTTTTTGTCTATTCTGGAACCACATTTAGGGGGATCATAAAATGCCGTTCGATGGACAATCCCCAAACAATCGTAGGTTTCAAAATTGGCCATGCGCTTGTCGATGAAATAGACGTTATGCCTGTTGATAAGGCGTCCCTTGCATGGCGAAAAATAATCTCACGTATGCGCTACAATGTCGTTGGTTTGCGCAACGGCATTGACGTAACGACTACGCCAGAGGGTTTCAAGTTCGTCTACAATCAGTTTGTAAAGCAGGTGAGAGAGAAGCCTGAGCTTTCAAAGATGTACGGAATCGTTAAGGCCAGCACATACGACAATGAAATCAACCTGCCTGATGATTACATCCCTTCTTTGCTGCAATCATATCCCACACAGCTTATCGACGCTTACATCAACGGTGAGTTCGTTAATCTCACGTCTGGAACGGTCTATTGTGCCTTCAATCGTCAGTACAATGCTTGCGCTGAGGTTATCCGAGAAGGTGAGCCGCTCTATATCGGGATGGACTTCAACGTGGGAAAAATGGCGGCAGTTATTCACGTCAAACGTGAAGGGTTTCCGTGTGCCGTTGATGAAATCATCAATGCCTACGATACACCAGACATGATACAGAGAATCAAAGAACGCTATTGGCGATATGAGGTGGGGAGATATCTGCCAACTTGCCAGATCCGTATCTATCCTGATGCATCCGGCGATTCCAGACGCTCAGTGAATGCCAGCAAGACGGATATTGCTTTACTCCGGGAAGCGGGTTTTGTGGTTTGCGTGAATAGCTCAAATCCCCCGGTGAAGGACAGAATCAACGCCATGAACTCCATGTTCTGCAATGCATTGGGCGAGAGGCGGTACAGGGTCAACCCCGATAGGTGCCCGTCATACACTGAAGCGCTTGAACAACAGCCTTGGGCGAAAAATGGCGAACCGGACAAGACGACCGGGCATGACCACGTAAACGACGCAGCCGGATATTTCATCGTCAAAGACTACCCTGTTGTGAAGCACACCACTACCGTCACCACGATCTCAACCCTCAGATAAGGCTAGACATATGGCTATAACTCAGAACACCGCAAAGGAAGTGTCAGTCGATACCGTATCGCCTGAATTTCTTGTCCAGCGTAAGGCAATGCAGCTTTCACAAGACTTGATGGGTGGAACCCCGGCAATGATTGCTGCGGGAACACGCTATATCGAGCAAGGTGATGGAGAAAGCCAAAAGCAATATCAGGCACGCCTTTCCCGTACCGTGCTTCTGAACACGTTCAAGCGGACGCTGTACTATCTCAAGGGACAGGTGTTCCAAAAGCCTGTTGTTCTCGGGGCTGATGCGTCTGATGCGTTCAAGGCATGGTCAGAAGACGTCGACCACGCAGGACACAACCTCACCGCATGGTCGGCTGCCGCGTTTGAGGCTGGATTGCGTGACGGTGTGGCCTTTGCCCTTGCTGACTATTCCCGCGTCCGCACTCGCATGGAAGGCGGTGTGTTGAAGTACTTTGATGAGGGCACCGGAGAATGGCTCACGAAGACCGCTGATGCCGACGCCATGAACGGGTGGAGCCCGTATCTCGTGCATGTCCCGGCTGCATCCGTCATCGATTGCTGGATTGAGACAATAGGCGGCAAGCCTGTCGTAACCATGTTCCGCTACCTTGAGACGACATACGAAAGCGACGGTACGGAGTTTGGACGCGAGCGCGTTGACCGCATCCGCGTGCTCACTCCGGGAAAATGGGTTGTATATACGAAAAGGGAAGGACAGCAGGACTACACGGTTCTTGAAGGGGATGAGGGCACTACAACGCTCTCAGTCGTCCCTCTGGCTATCTTCATGCCCGGTGAACAGAAAGGCCCGGCAACAGCTGAACCTGCGCTGTCTGACCTTGCCGAACTCAACAAGCGGCATTGGGCGGCGACGTCCGGTCACTATGAGCTCATGGAGTATGTCCGGAGGCCAGTGTGGTTCGGGCGGATGCTTGGCATGATAAGCGATGAGCCGGGGAAGGAAGAGGCCCCGACAGTGGGCGCTGGCAAGCTCTTAGCCAGCAATGACCCAAGTTCTGAACTCAAGTCCGTGGGCGTAGATGCGTCAAGCGTGGCAGCATCGCAGGGCGAGCTTGATGGGCTCAAAAGCGATATGGCGATGTACGGTCTTCAACTTCTCCAGCCGAAGACGGGCAACATCACGGCTACGGAGTCTGAGCGCGACGCCAGCGAGAACAACAGCACCTTGCAAGGGTGGGCTCTTGAGTTTCAAGATTTCCTTGAGAACTGCCTCAAGTTTGTCGCCATGTGGTGGGGTGAAGATGATGGCCCCAGTGTCAAGGTGAACACTGACTTCTCCCGGGCGATGGCTGACGGGTACTTGCTTGAGATGTACCGCGCCGGGGCGTTGTCTCTTGAATCGTATCATGAGCTTTTGAAGCGTGTAGGGACTTTGCCAGATGACTTTGACACAGAGGCAGAAGCTGAAAAGCTGGCTCGTGGCGTCATGGTAAATGGGACTCCCGGCGGCGCAAAAAGCCTTGCCTCCATGATCGGTGGAGCAATTTAAGTGACTGCCCGCGAAGAGTTCGAGCGCTATTTCCTGACCCGTGCTCTTGCGTGGCGCGATATGCTTGATGATTTCGACGCCGAGACAGTAGCCGAAATCATGAAGCTCATGAAGAAGTTACAGCGAGAGATACGCGGTGAGCTTTTCGATAACGCCGATTCCCTCACGGATTTTCGTAGAGTCCGGATAGAACAGCTTGATGAATGGCTTTCCGAGGTGTTGGGCGGTGCTGCACTGACGACCTCTTCGTTCATCACAGAGGCCGCCGTCATTGCCGCTATGTCGAGCCTCACAGAGTACAACGCCATGATGAGCCTCAACGGGGCATCTTCGGTTGTGCAGACCGTGGGCTTTACCCGTGAACAGCTTGTGACGTGGTTCAGGGATACCGACATCTTTGAGGGCATGAAGCTCACGACTCGGGTACAGAACGCGATGAGCGCAGGGGTGAAGCAATCCGTTCTTGATGCGCTACGCAAGGCCGGGCTTGAGGGGAAGGGGACGCGAGAGGCTGTGAGAAGCGTCATTCAGTCCGCGCTGGATGAAGGTTTTACCATCACTGAGCGCGAGGCCGTCACCCTGACCCGTTCCTATATCCAAGCCGCGAATGTGGGCGCGATGGATGCGGTCATGGAAGCGAACAAGGAGCTTTTGCGCGGGTGGCGCTGGGCGGCAACGCTCGATACGAGGACGTGTTTTTTGTGCGCGAGTTTAGACGGCAATTTTTACAAAATGGGTGAAGCGTCCCCGCCCATGCCCAGACATTTTCGCTGTCGATGCGTCAAGCAGTGGATCACTAACAATCCCCGTGATTGGGGCGTTCCCGATGACGAAGTGCAGCGCGTCATACGCCCGTGGGTTGAGCGTGAGCCGGGAAGTATCGGTACTGGTGGGCGAAAGATTCTGAATGCGGGCACGACGAGGGAGTTCTTCGGGGGCTGGTGGAAGACGTTGCCGCCAGCCAAGCAAGACGCGATATTGGGGCCGACGAGGGCCGCGCTGTTGCGGAATGGTTCCATCTCGTGGGATGAGCTAGCCGATAAGCGAACTGGCCGATACAGGACGCTCAAAGACCTTGGGTTCACGCGGGAAGGTGAGGCGATAGAGTAAGAAAAAAAGGCGACCCCGACGGGCGGGGTATGCCTGTCGGGGTCAAATTCGTTGAGCTAATCCTCAAGCCAGCGAGAGAAGGTTTTGAAGGACAAAAATATCCCGGTAGCGGGGTTAGTGCAACCGGGATAAAAATGGGGAAACAGCAGAAGAATGGTTTAATCAAAACATCTCCGCCGGGGAAGAGGAATGTTAGTGCACTCCCTTTCCCTGCATTTGAGTATATGTATGGGCGCTGAAGAATGCAAGAAAATTCTCTGATACAGGGGCGCGGGCACGGGTGACACCGTGCCTTTTTGTCGTGAATCAGGACATTTTACTTTAACTTTGACACAGAAATGAGGAACGGATAGAAAACCGCCGTGGGCCAGTCTCCGAAAGGAGGTTGCGCCTATGGAGCAGTTCCTGCTGGACGTCCTCGCCAATGTATTGGCGGGCGTCATCGTGGTTCTCGTTGCCCCCTATCTGAAAAGGTAGGCTGAAAACGAGTTGCCCCGGTAGGGACTGACCTCCCTGCCGGGGCTAAAAACTGGAGCAATTCGTTAGAAACTCCGGGGACTGGCCCCAAAGGGCGGTGGGTGTTGGTCGCACTCGCCGCCCTTCCTTTTTCAATAGCCATTCATTGGGCTGCGGTCAAGTCACCTAGCATTCAACTGCCTGACGATGCCGAGCAACGAGTATCCGGGATTGCTGTACTGCTCAAGCTGTCGTCCCGGCGCGGTGAGTGCCTTCCTGACGTCATGATAAACGCTCTGGTGCAGGTAGCCGCGCAAGGTGTTCTCAGACAGCATATCCGGGATAAGGTACAGCCGGATATCCGCCCGCTGTTCGAGAGCTTCGGCTACCTTCCAACTTAAGGTGAACACGCTGTGATGCAGGCGCGAAAGGATGCGGTCTACCTCTTCGTGCGCCGCCTGAATCTCTTCGATGAAGTCCAAGAAGGGCTTTTCGTCTATCGGTGCCGGGAACGCGGCAGGACGCAGGGGAAGCTGTTCAGACTTCTTGATGAGGCGTGGATTGGGCACTTCATACTTGCCCGTCTTGCGGATTGCCGGGACTACTTCCGACGCGATCCAGTTCGTGAACGCTTCGGCCCGTGGCTTGTTTGAACGAAACGCCAGCTTATAAACGGCGGGTTCGTTAATACACTTGAATGATTGGTTTCCACGTCGATGGGTGTTAAACCGTAACATCCTTTGCCAGCGTTCGGGGAAGCCCTTAATAGTGGCTCCAGTCCACAGAATCCCAAGGGCTTCACATACATCCTTGGCAATGAACCAAAGTTGATCTCCGTCAAGCTGTGCTCTTACAGGGTGTTCTTGGAAAAGGAAAGAATCGGACAGGGAAGGGGATTGATTGCGACTCATGGTGAGCCTCCAGCGAGTTCTTTGATTGGAGCAGCCAAATAGCAAAACTCCGGGTGCTCAAAACTGTCGCTGGACAGCGGGCATATTCCCGACAAGTCGGTATTGTATTAGCCCACACCCGGAGTCAATGTCCGTAGGACATACCATCGCCAAGAGGATACAAGTCTTGACAGGGCACAAAAAAGGCCACGTTTCGGGGTTGGCTGCCGCCAGCGAAGGTGTTTTGAAGCACCGTGAGGAGACAACGCCATAAAAAGCGGTAAAAGTCAATAACTATTTACCCTGCAACCACCTCCATACCTTCCTTTCCCACATATCCCGACACGTGCGCACATCGCCACGTGTCTTTTTTTTGTGCTCTTTCACGCTCAATAGCTGCATGTTGTCCGGTGAGTCGTCACCTCCTGCACATAGCGGAATGATGTGATCTACTTGATAGCCTCTCGGTACTCCTGAAAGCCCATTATTGCGCAGGAACAACCGAACCATCTTGGGGTCACGCTTGATGTGTACGACCTTGTATATCCTGTACCCGGCAATCGAGCACAGGGAAAATGCAATGATGAAAACGCATATGACGATTCTTTTGGATTTTCTGTTCATAAAGTTTCCAGAAACTATGTAACATGTACTATCAATTTGTGATTTGCATAGTATCATAGCACTGAACTTGAATCAGATCCAGCTATGCACGCATAGGCATAAGATACTTGCATATGCGAACAAGAATATCCGCAGTTGCGGAAAGGAGTAGCCTGATGGCTTGGGAAAAAGACGAAAGCGGCAACATCGCTATCGATGACAACGGCAATCCCATTTGGGGCAATGACGCCGGGGAAAAGAAGGGCGTCGACTATCTGGCCATGTCCAAAAGCCTTACGGATACGACCCGTGAAAGCGTCGACCGGAAGAACAAGCTTCGGGCCTTGGAGTCCAAATACGCCAAACTTGCCGATATCGAAGATCTTGACGCTTGGCACGCTGAGGCCACCAAAGCCCTTGAGATGATGAAAAACGCTCCGGATAAGGACAAGGAAATCGAAGAGCGCATTACGGCTCGGGTAAAGGGTGCTACCGACCCGCTTAACGCCAAGCTCGCCGATATCGCCAAGCAAAGAGACACGCTCGAAGCTGAGCTCCAAAAGGAAGCTATCGGCAACGCCTTTGCCCGCAGCGAATACGCCCGCAAGAACCTCGTCGATCCTGCCCTTGCCGCTGATCTGTTTTCTAAGCGTTTTGTCCGCAAGGAAGGCCGCGTCATGGGGCTTGATGAAAACGGCGCAGAGATGTGCGGGGAAAGCGGGATTGCCACGTTTGATGAAGCGTTGCGTCAGATGGTCGAATTTTCCCCGTACAAGGGCGTTCTGCTCAAGGGCAGTGAGGCCAGCGGTGGAGGTGCGAATCCAACCCCCGGGCGGGTGCAATCCAGCGCAAAACATATGCGCCGTGCCGATTTTGAAAAACTTGACCCCGCGTCTCGAACGGCGCGGATGAGGGAAGGCTACACGCTGACCGACTAAAAGGAAACAAACATGGCGAATACGCTTACCGATCTGATGCCTACACTGTACGCCGCGCTGGACATCGTTTCCCGCGAAATGGTGGGGTTTGTCCCTGCTGTGGCTGTGAATGCCGCTCCTACCGGGGCCGCAAAAGATGAACAGATCACCATCCCGGTTACGCCTTCGGCTACAACCCATGATATCGTCGCTGGTCAGAAACCTGATAACAATGGGGATCAGGATATTTCCAATGTCAGCATGACCATCAGCAAGTCGAAATACGCCCCCGTGCGTTGGAATGGCGAAGAACAGCTTGGGATGAATAACGCCGGGACGTATACTTCCGTGCTGACCCAGCAATTTGCGCAAGCCATGCGCGCGCTTGCGAATGAGGTGGATGCCGATATCGCCGCCCTGTACAAGGAAGCGTCCCGCGCCTACGGCACTCCGGGGACTACCCCCTTTGCCTCGAACATCTCCGATGTTGCGCAGATGCGTAAAATCCTTGCCGACAATGGCGCGCCGATTACGGATCTTCAGCTCGTGATCGATACGACAGCGGGGGCAAACCTGCGTTCACTCGGGCAGCTTACCAAAGCGAATGAGGCGAATACGGACGAAACCTTGCGCAGGGGCGTCTTGCTCCAGCTTTCCGGCTTCTCCATCCGTGAAAGCGGTCATATCAAAATGCACACGGCAGGTAAGTTTACTGGCGACGCTCTGGTGAACAACTCCGGTGGGTACGCAAAAGGGGCAAAGACCATCGCCTTCGATGGGGCTTCCGGCACGGCCCTTTCCGCTGGCGATATCGTTGCATTCGATTCCAGCGGATACAAGTATGTCGTCCCGAAAGCGGCGAGTTCCACCCCGTTCTCCATTGCGGCCCCGGGCCTTATGACTGCGGTTGCCGACGATGCCCCCATCTCCGTGAGTGGTTCCTATATCGCAAACATGGCTTTCGACCGCAATGCCATTCAGCTTATCGCCCGGACCCCGGCAATGCCGCAGGGTGGCGACAGCGCAGAAGACGTGACCATCGTGACCGACCCCGTGAGCGGCATTTCCTTCCAGGTCGCCCTGTATCGAGAATATCGTCAGGTTCGCTATGAAGTCGGCCTCGCTTGGGGCGTGAAGCTGATTAAGCCTGAACATACGGCCATTTTGCTTGGCTAAGGGGTGAATATGGGAATGATCAAGATGTACCATGATGACCCCGAGATGACGGGAGGCCCTACAACGGCAGAAGTCCCGGAAGAGGGAGTTCCCATGATGCGCCGAGCGGGATGGTATCTCTCAGGAGAACACGAAATGACCGCTCCTGAAAACTCTGCTGGAAATTCCATCGACGGTATGACCGTTGCCGAGATGCGGGAATACGCCAAGGAACATGGCATTCCCATCCCGGCGACGGCGACGACCAAGGCTGAAATTGCCGAATTGCTCAAGGCGAAAGAACACACCTCAAGCAGCATGTAAACCTGAGTTCTGGCCTTGACCACGGGCGGGGTGCCTACCTCCCACACCCTGCCCGGAATCAAGGACGGAAGAGAGGGATAAAATGGAAAATGGACAACATGCAGTCGAGCCCGGAGTGGTGGAGATATACGTAGGCCAATCCAAAAGCGGAATCCCGCAACCCGTAAAGAAGCTTCTCATCAACGGGGAAAGCATTCCCTTTCTGTGTGACTCCGATTTCATTTTGAGGGTTAGGGGCGGTGGGCCGGCCGAGATTCAATGCTCACTGTATGCCGAAAGATTTGCCTCTGCGCCGTGGAGTAAAAAGTAGCTATGCCCCTCATTGTCGAAGACGGAACCATGCCCGCAGGGGCAAACAGCTATGCCAGCGTTGCCGATGCTGACGCCTACCTTGTGCCGCGCTCCCTGTGGCCTGAGACGCCGCAGGATGATGCAGCGATGGTTACGCGCAAGGAATCTGCGCTCATGCGGGCTACTGACTACCTCAACACTCTCTCGTGGGTCGGGTACGTCGAAGACTGGCAACGCACGATGGCATGGCCCCGCGAAGATGTCCCCATCCCTCGCGGCAAGGGCACCGTTCCGGGGAACATCGTACCCTCAGCGGTTGCCGTGTCCTGCATGGAAATGGCGGCGCTCATCTTTGGCGGAACCGATCCCCTCGCCACCGTCGAACGGGGCGGTATGGTCACGTCTGAGAGCCATAGCAAGACCGTAGGCGGCGTTGATGTCATAGAAGGTGATTCTACCAGCGACAGCTACACATACGCATCCGGTGCCCCGTCTGAGACGTATTATCCCCAACTGCGGGGCGTTGAGCCGTTCCTGACGGTTGTTCCCGGTAAACCCACCGGGTTGCGTGTGTTCGGAGTAAGGAGGGGATAATGAAGCGTCCTGAATGGGCTAAGGCTAAAGTAAGAATGCACCTTGCTACATGCTGGTACGGAGAGCATGGAGATGAAACTATTCTTTGCGGTGTGCACTGGTGGGATGATGTCCTAATGACGATAAGCACATGGATTCATAACATGCTTGTAGCTCCTTTTGATGATAGAGGTTTTCCTCTTTATCTCATTGAAACATATTGTAATTCAGGAAGTAAGCATGAATGAATCAAATAATATCCAAACAACAAAAGAAGATTTTGATACATTTTGTGGTTATTGCAAAAAGTTTGTGAATGAATTTGGTCTTACAGATTGGAAGGTCTATTTTGTTCATGAACCATTTGATGCAATGGCTGAATGCAGAACACATGATATTAGCAAGTGTTGCATCATTGCCTTGTCTTCTGATTGGGGAAATCAAGAAGTTACACAAGAAGGACTAGAGCGTGTTGCTTATCATGAGGTCATTCATCTCCTTTTGGCAGATATTGATTCATTAGCTTTGCGTGCGGATATGAGCAGAACTAGCAGAGAAATAGAACTTTCTCGGGCGTACCATGCCGTTATCAGACGCATGGAAAACTTACGTTTCGGGGTGTGACCTATGGCAGACTACAGCGCAGCCATAGCCAAAGCCACAGCGAAGATCCGAGAGAAGGGTATGCCGATGACCTTTGTGCGGGTCGATGAGAGCGAAGAATATGACCCCATAACGGACAGTTACCCTACTAAAGAGATTCAATTTCCCATGTACGGCTTGAAGACTCAGCCCACAGTTGACGAGGTACAGGGAGGCATTTTCTCGGCTGGCAGCATGATAGTCCTCATGTCTGGTGAAGGATTTGAGAAACAGCCAGACACTACGGATTACTTGATGTTCAGTGAAAAAAAGTGGGACATAACGGCAATCAAACCTGTTGCTCCGGCTGAACAGGCTATTCTGTACAAATTTCAGGTCAAGGACATCGGAACGGCACGGGACAAGTAATGGCACAAGCGTTCAAATACGGCGGCGTTCGCAATATGGCTAGAACAGGACGTTTTACTATGTCCGAGTTCAGGCAGCGTATCCGAGTGTTGAATCAACGTCAGTGCACCACAGCGGCGCAGATAGATGCCACATTGTCCGAGATGGCTGAGTTAACTGAATCCGCTGCAATCAGCGGAGTTGTGAGGATTCTGCTCGAAGAATTCGCACAGCTTCAAGGTGGAACACCAGTTGATACTGGCAGGGCAAGGGCAGCATGGCTGATAACAGGGGATAGAGGCGCAATTGAGTTTGTCCCCGCGTTAGGACAGGTATCGTACACGCCTCAAGTTCCGGACATGGTGTCATTGATGGATGCTGATGTCATCATAGTTCTTAACAATGTTGAATATATCCTTGCCCTTAATGCTGGATGGTCGAAGAAACAGCCCGCAGGGTTCATAGACGGCTTTTTGCTGAGAGTGAAAAGACGCCTTCAAGACCTTGCTACCGAACTCTCACAGGTGCGATGATGCAAATTTGCCCCTCACTATCGGAAATCAATGCCGCTCTTCGTGCCGTGATGGTTGAGACGGTCAAGCCGTTCTCCTCGCATATCATCATCGTTCCAGAAGTTCAGGAGGCAGATCCGGACACAGCAAAGATTCTTATCCTCCAAGCCTTCAAGCCTGAAATCGTTTCTGGTGCAGAATTGGGGGGAAGGGCTGGACATTCCAGAAGGGGAGGAAATTACCTGATCACATTGAGCGTGCCAAAGGGTGACAAGGTAAAGATGGATCAAGCATGGGCTATCTCTGGAGATTTGGAAGCTAATTTCAGGATGCTTGAACTCTCCTCTCCGAATGGCGCTATGTTTTGGACAGATGATCCGTATATATCGAACTCCGGTATCACGCCGGATAACCGCATGTCCCTGCTAGTCACCGTCCCGTGGGTTGCATGGACGGGCGGGGAAGGAGCATAAAATGGCAACGACGAATTGCCCCACAATTGGAAGATCAAGCGTACAGAGTGTATATGTGGAAGTTGAAGATGTCCCGGGCATCTTGCAACGCCCCACTGCGGCAGGCTTCATTGTCCCTTCCGATCAGTCAAGCATGTCTCAAACCCCTACCTCCTCAAACTCCACAGAGCTCGGGAGATCTCTCAACGTCACCGCACAATTTCAGGATGCTGTAGCCGCTGGTGATGTATCCATCCCCATGTATCTTTGTCTGAATAGCGACTACTCAGCTCCGCAAGGGGACGCCCTGTTTACGGCGGCGATGGGAGAATTACAGCCTCCGGATACGGTGACGGCATCGTTGAAAGAGAGTCTCACCGATAAGGCTGTGGAGATAAAGATTGATACGGTATCCGGGGGTTTTCTTCCTTCACGGGGGGTTGTGCTCATCGAGTCAGAAAAGATCCTGTATACCGGGAAGACAGAAAATCTTGGTGAAACCACACTGACCGGATGCCAACGGGGATATGGCGGAACTTCGGCGGCTGCGCATGATGCCCTTACGTCTATGACGTATAAGAGCAGGGTCTGGATGCAATCCATCTGCCGTCCCACTGTGTCGGTATGGATTGAGTTTGATCATGCCGTGTTATTCATGTCCGGTTGTGCCGTAACTGCAACCACACTTCCGATGAGCAACCAAGGCGGACAGATGTGCACATTTACGCTTCAGGGCCGCAAAATGGGATGGTGTGGGACGGGCGAGATTTCCAGCGTATCCGGTTCAGTCATTACCCTTGAGGATGATTTGGCGAACGCCTATCGCATTGGGGGCATCATCAAGAATGCTACGAAGAAAGATGACAACAGCGGCTCAGGGTACACTATCACTGCCGTTGATGTCGACGCTTCCACCATCACTGTTTCCCCGCAGCCGTCAGGATGGATGAAAGGGGACATGCTCAAGCCTTGGCTTCCGGAGGCTTCGGGAATCGGTGTACCCGTGGAATCGAGGAATGCGCGTGTTTTCATCAATGGGGCGGCAGGAACTCGGCGTGAAGGCGATATCACCATCAACACGCCTACGACCTTTGCGCAGGAAATTGGAGACGAATTCCCCGGAGAAAATGCTGACTCCAAGCGTGAGATTTCCGTTTCTGGCGGAACATATTTCCGTGCCATTGATGCCAAGCAATTCGGGCTTGGGTATGACGGATATGAGCTCCCCATGACCGTGCGCTTCGGTGACAGGGCGGGAAATGCTCTTGCTTTGCTTTTCCCGCGTATGAAGTTCAATGCCCCCACGATTTCAGCGGATGGTGAATTCTACACTCTCACTCAGGATGGGACGGCTCTTGGCGTTCCCGAAGAGCGTGGGGGGGAAAGTTCTCTGTATCTCATCCAAGAATAGCATAGACAGGTTCCCATCTTTCCATGTCTATCTTTATCAGGAGTTAGTAATGCCTACCGTTTTGACTAGGGAATACATGGATCACACCTTTTTCATCCCGTTGTCTGCGGATAAGTCTGAGGGGGTGTTTTCGCGTCCCCTCTCAAAAACGCGGCGTAAACAGCTTGAACATGCCTCTATTCAGGAAGCCGGGCATGACCAGAACATTGCCAACGAATTTTTCCAGCGCGATGTTCTTAAGGAATGCATCATCCAGTGGAAGGGATTCAAGGATGCCAAGGGTACGGAAATTCCCTTTTCTACAGAGATTCTTTCCGAACTCTGCGAGATTGACCCCGAACTGTTCCGGGGCATCTTCATCCGCATCATGTCTGTAGCCCGGTTCGGGGAGATTGAAGACCTAAAAAACTGAGAACGTGGGCCGAGTGGGAATCAGACACCACCCGGCCCACATGCGAAGAATGCCGGGACATATACGAGGCGAACGGCGATCCCCCCCCGTGCAAGACATGCCGCAAACCACGTACAATAAGCAGTCTGAATTGGGAAGCATGGATACTTTACAAGCGGTTGGATATGCACGGGAGGAAATGGGATACGATGGGCGGAAACATGCTTCCGTTGCATATCCGTGATGTCAGAGATGAAGCGACAATGGCAAGCGATCCTGATGCGCTCGTTGAGCGTGTTATGTTGATTGATGATGTGATGCTCAGTGCTCATTTTGAGCGGCAAAAGACAAAGCGTCCTTAAGTGGCGGGGGAGTTCGCACCTCCCCCACCGTGCCGATGTACACGCATCGGTACACGGCCCGGCAAAGGTTTGAGCCCTCCTTTGCAGAGTATCCGCACGATCCATATGCTGATACGGGCATTAGAAGGAAATGATTTTATGGGCCGTACTTCCGAGAAATGCCCCTGTTGCGAACGTCAAGTCAGAGCTACACAAACCGATACGATTTCTATTCCGCCTATTATGTTTAAAGGTTATAAGATAATAGCTATGCGCGTTCAAACCCGAAAATGTTCGTGTGGAGCTATCGGAAGGACTCCTGTTTTCATCGGCAAGACCGATTGGGAAGTGCCCAAAAATTTGCAACTGGACACATATGCCCATAATTAAACACGTATAAAATTAACTTACTGACAACATTGTAGATTGTGTAGGATACTTCCCCCGAAAGCAACAAAACGCTTTTGGGGGATTTTTTATGCAGCAATCTACAGCGGCCTTTTTTTCTAGCTCAAACACTTTTTACGCAAGTATCACTCAATCTGGGGACATCGTTGCTTCGGACATGATGGGTAACCGCATCGTCGGCGTAAGCATAGAACGATACAAGCAACTCGAACAGATGGCGACAGAGGCCACCGCAACGGCGGAACAGTATCACAAACAGCTTGTCGATGCTGGCCTTATCACTATGCCCAAAACTGACGCGGAAAAGATTGATGAGCTTTCTACTAAGGTAGCGCAGCTTACCCAAGTTTTAATGCAAATGCAGGGGATTGATAATGGACATCGTAGCGATGGCAAAAGCGTTCCTTCCGGCAAACAGCCCGTGGCACGAAAGAATCAATCAGGCTCAACAGATAGCGGGGCAATTCCAGCCGACGAAAGCGGGAGTTCTTGATCTCATGCGCCAGCATGGAAAGGGAACCGAAGACATCAAAAAGGCCCTTGCCGCTATGCAAAATCCGATGATTTCCGGGATGCTCAACCGCGTCTCACCCAATCTTGTTCAGCAACTTCAACAAGCTGGACAAGACATCTTAAACACGCCCGGCGTCAACACGCCAGCGCCTTCTTCTCCAGCCCAACCGCAGAGTACTGATACTGTGCAGGAGTTGAAGCAACGCCTTGGGGCACTTTCGCGCCGATAAACGCATATTGCGTTGTCGATACCATACAAGGAGTACATCATGTACGACGATTCTCGTTCTTCCAGCTGGGGCGGTATTGGTTTCCTTGCCATTTTCCTTCTGATCCTGTTTTGGGGGGTTGGGCGAAATGGCTTCGGCGCTGGTAATGCCTGTGCTGCTGAATCTGGCTGTTCCAACTACACCACTGACCGTGACGTTCTGGAACTCAAGTGTAATGTTACCGCACAGAACGCCGTTCTTCAGGAACAGCTGAATACCGCGTTCCGTACCATCGTTCAGCAAAGCGACGCGAACACCGCAGCCATTCTGAGCGGCCAGAAGGATCTGTACATCAAGCAGCTTGAGCAGCAGGCCACTCAGCTGTTCATCACCAGCCAGAATGAACAGACCAGAAATCTCATCACGATGGGCGTTGCTCAGGCCGAGGCCAAGTCCGCCGCTCAGAACTGCGAACTGAACCACCGCCTTGACCGCATCGAGTGCGACATGCTGAAGCGTCCGCCTTTCATGCCCTTCGGAGCTCTTCCCGTCTCCGGATGTTCCAATATGCCCACTTCCGGTTGCTGCTCTGGCGGCTTCACGGCCTAACCCCCCCCTGACTGGTGGCCCGTTGCTTTGCACGGCGGGCCGCCGTTCATCTTAAACTCGGCTATGCCGGAGGTGTTCCATGTCTTGCCGTTGTGCCGCTTTCCCGGTCATCCGCGTGACCAATATCGCGATTGATACCACGACCGATATCGCCACCCTGACCCTCGCATCCGCGCCGCCCACGTCTGGGTGCTTCACCCTTTGCTTCAATCTGTGTTGCACCCGAATCAGTAGGTGCTCCAAGGCCCGTGTTGAATTCCTCTATGGTTCGACAACTTATGCAAACGTCCTTGCCCGCAACGGTAATTTCTTGCAGCTTGGGCAGACCTCTTGCCAACTTGCCAAGTGCGGCGTCCTGCACTTCAACGCCACCACTTCCCCGGCGGGAAACTTCATCAGCACAGATAAGCTGCCTTGTCCCGCTCCTGCTGCGGATATTTGCTGCGCATCAACGTCAGTGACCATTGACGCGGCTCCCGCGCCTGTCACACCGCCCGCCGAGTCTTCTGCATCTGATCCCTTCTCCATGAAGCTGACGACAAAATGAGGTATTCCATGAACCCGGTAACTTTTCTGTTCGGGATTATTGTCGGCGGTGCTACCGTGGCCTCTATCGTTAGCCCCGAGGTTCGTGAGTTGGCAGCTAAGGCGGCGAAAAAAGCCGCGCAAGAACTCGAAAAACAATTCCCCGCAGAAGACGACGAAAAGGACGCTGGGGATAAGGAGCATGGCGATGATGTGTAAACACGGGAAGTTTTCTTTCATGGGCGAGGAAGAGTTGATCGATGACGCCAAGATGGATATCTTGCGCGGGCTCAATGAGCTTACAGACAAGCCGTCCGACCCTGAGGACATCTATCATCTTTCCAAAGCTTATAAAGAGCTTGTAGAGGCCGAAGATATTCTTGATGATGAGGATGCCGTAGGCGAGCGCCACAAGATGGGTGGTGACCATGAAGAGTGGGGTGATGCCGACCACGAAGCGCGTAGGCTTTTTGAAGACCTTGAACGCCACTTTATGCACTACCAGAAGCACAAGGCGCACTACAAGATGCACGGAGATGCCGAGAGCAAGCATAAGATGCTCAAGTCTCTCTCTGACGAGATGGACTGCCACGACAAGCTTGCAGCTTATGTGAAGACCCATTGCGGCGAGTGTGCCGAAGAAAAAGCCGTGGTGATGGAGTTCCTCGCCAAGAAAAAGGCTATGATGGGCGCGTAGAGCGTGTTACAATAAATGATGAGGCCGGGAATTTTCGAATCCCGGCCTTTTTCATTCCAGAAACTCCGCACACGGCCTTTCTCCTCTCCTGAACAGCGGATATACTGTCCACAAATGGCACGGGAGGGTTCAATGCACGAATTGACTGTTTTCGAGAATGCGACGTTTGGGAAGGTTCGGGTTGTCGAGCGCGAGGGCCAGCCGTGGTTTGTGGCTCGGGATGTGTGCGAGTGTTTGGAACTGGAAAATGTTTCTGAGGCCCTGCGGGGGCTGGATGAAGACGAAAAGATTACCCTCAGCAATCCTGATGGTAATCCAAGGGCCGGAATTCCCCATCAAATGAATGCGGTATCCGAACCCGGCCTGTATTCCCTCATCCTCCGTTCCCGCAAGCCGGAAGCCAAGGCGTTCAAACGGTGGGTGACGCATGATGTCATCCCCTCCATCCGTAAGCGCGGCCTGTACGCCACTCCTCAAACTGTCGAAGCTATGCTTGCTGACCCCGATACGGCTATCAAGCTGCTTACCTCACTGAAAGAGGAGCGTGCCAAAAGTGCCGCCCTCGCCGCCAAGGTCGAACAGGACGCGCCGAAAGTCCTTTTTGCCGATTCCGTTGCGGCTTCCCGTTCGTCCATCCTGATTGGAGACTTGGCAAAGCTTCTGGTACAAAATGGCGTGAAGATCGGACAGAACCGCCTTTTTGTCTATCTCCGCGAGAAAGGCTTCCTCATTCAGTCCGGAAGCCGGAAGAATACGCCAACGCAGAGAAGTATGGAGATGGGACTGTTTGAGGTCAAGGAATACCTCGTTCATAATCCTGACGGATCCACCAGAACGCGATTTACTACCAAGGTCACGGGCAAGGGGCAACTCTACTTCGTCAAAAAATTTCTCTCTGCCAATACGCCCGTAGCCGCCTAAATTTCCCCCTCCCCCCCATGCGAAAGCCCCAACCGTCTTGTCCTCCCACGGTTGGGGCTTACTTGTATGAAAAGGCGGCCCCGAAGAGCCGCCTTTTTTGTCAATCATTTCCCGTCAGAATTTACAGGAGCTTTTCCCCCTTCCACCGGAGTGCGGACTTTCCCTGTCCCACGTCGAGCAAGGCCAGCGCGTAGGACGTGAGGAGGTAGTAGCGCAGGGAGTTTCCCTTGGCATCGGTACGCCGGGCGGCTTCAAATTCCGGGGCTTTCGTGTCGGGAAGAATCACGCGAAGACGGTCGATGTCCCTGAGCACCTGCCCATGCTTGCGGTTTGCGACTCGGGCTACTTCGAGAGAGGTTGTGACGTAGGTGCGTTCCATGCCTAAGCCCTCCCATTCCCGTTCAACTGCCTGACGATCCCGAGAAGCGAGTAGGCCGGATTCGTGTACTGGTTGAGTTGGATGTCTGGAGAGATCATAGCCTTTCGGGTTTCCATATTTACCGCATGGCAGAGATATCCTCTAAGGCTGTTCATTGAGTCCATGCCATTTACGCCATAAACGCTGATGCCAGACCGTTCATTGATGATCCATGCTAAGTTGTCGCAAAGGTCATAGATTCGATTCCTGATAGGCGACAAAGCGCGTTCTACCTCCTCATGCGCGGCTTGTATGGCGTCTATGAGTTCGAGATAGGGGCGTTCGTCAATTGTAGCGTATCCCTGCCTAGGCATAACTAGAGAAGCTTGAGGCAACGTCTCTATCTTCCCCGCATTGACCTGCATGGAGAGCAGGAAATCCCGGGCCTCATCCATGCGAGAGCAGGGGAGTTGTTTGTATTCGGCTATATGGAAGTGGCGGTTGAATCGCGTCCAGATTTCTTTGTACGCCCGACGCTGTACGGCCTTGGGCACCATCCCGGCCTTGGAGTCCACAATGAGCTTGAGTTCGGCGCGTTGTTCTGGTGAGATCGGGGCGTCATTGAGCGTCACGGGGTGGGCAACGGGTACCCTATCGCCGTACTGCTCTATGACGTCCAGTACCCAACGGCGGAATGCCTTAGCTACCGGAGTCCGGGCGAACATGGCGAGAAGGTGGCAGCCGCGAAGGGAGAAGATGCGGGCGCGACCAGTACCGAAATTCCCCATTACGCCATACTGACGGTCTGTGGAGATTTCAACAACTTGCGTCATGTTTTCGGTAAACTCGTCAGCGTTACGATCAAACAACCTGCTCAAAGTGTCCTCTCGCTTATACCCAAGAGCAGAAGCAATTTCGGAAGACTTGAACCAAGGCTCGTTGTCTCGGGTGACGGGGGAGAAGGTAAAATCGTTGAAGCAGAGAGATTGAGACATGGTAAACCCCTTGTTGTGTTGTTGAATTCCCCCTTTCAGAATAGAAAAAGGGCCGGGAGCTTCAACACCGTCAACAAGAACGGCCCATACACCTTTCCCTTGCGGGTATTGTATAATGGATGGACTCCCGGCCCAAATACAGGCTGGATGATACACCACTTCCAAGACGAAAAACATTCTTGACAGGGCATAAAAAATCCGCATCTGCGGGCGCGGTATCCGCTTGTTGTCGGCTGTTGAAGGCCGTGAAAAAACAAGAGCACGAAATGCGTTTGTTGTCAAGATTCACGTTGCGGGATGGGGTGAAGTGCTGGTACGGTACCGGAAGGGAGGAGTACAAATGGCTCTATTCGATATTTTTAAATTGTTTTCTAAGGGTAATGTCAATAGGGATATCTCTGTAGAACATGATAAAACATCTGATGAAATTGATCTAATAAAGTTATATAGAGGAGAATGTATATCTTATAAACAAATGTTAGAAGAGAGTCCTTTTTACCGTCCAGACAACAGAACAGATGAAGAAAAGCGGAAACATAGAGAAAAATATTTACACAAAGAAGCTTTAGATCATGATGGTGGTGTTTGTTCTACAGGACAAGCAAACAGTGAGATGATGATTATTAATTTTGATAGTTTTACTGAGGCAGTTTTATACAGTTGTGTACTTGATAATCATATGTGCTGTGAATGTTGGCCTTTAGATGGTCAGATTTTCACAAAAGATATAAATTTTAGACCACCAGTTCCAAGACATGATTCTTGTCGTTGCTTGTATAATATTTTGACAAAAAATAGCATAATAGATGCACAAAAATGTTACCCATATACAAGAAGCGCAATAATTTGTGATTATGAATATTATCAGAAACGTGATCCAAATAAGTTGCTTAAAAATAGGCGAAGAATTATTCATAGCAGTATACAATTTAAAGGTACAGCAGAAGAATGGATAAAAACATTGCCCTCAAAATATATTAGAGGATTTTTCAAAACAGAATTAGCGTACTCGCTGTGGGTCAACGAACAGATAAAGGCAATAGACTTAATAGATCCAAAAACATGGAAATTGAGAAGTGATGATGAATTGTCTAGGTTGTTTTTATCATAAAAGAAAAGGCGTCTCATGGGACGCCTTTTTGTTTTTATATTTTAATTATATCATATAAATACGCAATGCCATGATACAACAAATACAAGACAACTATAGATAATAGTCCAAAACCAATAACTCTCAAGCCCAACTCTTGATCTTTTATATCTTCTTTAGTGGGATGATTATCTTTTACAGTAGGAGTCTCGCGTAAGGAGCTTCTCCCCGTGTCGTCTTTTATCTCTCCAAGGCACAGAAGAATGATAATTACGAGCGGGGTGAGGAGCAAAGAAAGCATAGACCAGCCCAGAACGCTACGGCGATACCTATTCGCAAGGGTTCCGCAAGCGATCACAAGAATGATATAAAAAACAAAACCAAATAGTTCAATCATATATACCCTCCATGAATGGTAAATTAGCATTCTAAAAGACATAAGGCAATTGGGAAAAAACTTTCCAGAAATACCCTGTCATAACTCCAAATGCAGAAATATATATGGCATACTTGCACAAAATATTGAGGTATGCCATGCCTGTATTCCAAGTTGAATTTGATATTGCCAAGCTGAAGATAGGTGCTAGAGACGCGATAACCATTATGGATGGCATGTCTAATAGCGCAGGAAAAGTAAAAAATAAACTATCAGAAGTAGGTGAATCAGGTAAAAAAGCCAGCGATGGTATAAAGAAAACCGGAGATTCTGCAAAACAAACTGAGTCTTCATTTTCTATGCTTTCAAAAGCTGTTGGTGTATTTACTGGTTTGATTGCTATAGATAAAATAATGTCTATGGGTAAAGCTCTTTTAGATGCTTCAATATCCGTTGACAGATTAAACAAATCATATACGTCTATTGCTGGAAGTTCAGAATTAGCGAAAGAACAATTAGATTTTATATATAATACGTCTCAAAAGCTTGGTCTTGAATTTGTCTCCACTGCTGAGTCTGCAAAGACATTCTTTTCTGCTGCGCAAGGTACATCTCTTGAAAAAGATATGGATAAAATTTTTACCAGTATTTCAAAAGCTGGTACGTCATTATCTTTGTCTACAGATCAAATGCAGGGAATCTTTCTAGCCCTCGGTCAGATGATTTCAAAGGGAAAAGTTCAGGCAGAAGAATTGCGTGGACAGCTTGGTGAACGGCTACCAGGTGCATTTCAGCTTGCTGCTCAAGCTATGGGGATGACAACGGCAGAACTGGATAAGTTCATGGCGGATGGCAAATTGACTGCCGAAGACTTGTTGCCAAAACTTGCCGACGCTTTGGAAAACAAATTTGGAGCCTCTGCTCAAAGCGCTTCCAATGGTGTTCAACAGGCTATCAACAAGATGAGCACAGAGTGGACTCTATTCAAAGCGAATATTCTTGATAGCGAATCTGTAGTTGATGTTATTAATGAAATAACGGAAGCACTTAAACAAGTCCGCGAATATGCGAATCTGCGTTCTGTAGGAGAAACGTTCTCTCAGGGAATGAAACTCGTATCAGAAGGTAAACTTGATTATGACAAGTTTGTAAAAGCAGATTTTATGAATCGCCAGAAAATGGTTGATTTAATACTTAAGTCTGGTGACGCATACGATAAAGTTGAACAGCAACGTATGGTTGCTGAACAAAAGAGACAAAGGGCTTCTGAATTGGCGGCAAAGGCTGCGGCAGATGCTGAATCGAAAGGGTATGCTCAAATCCGTGAATCACTCAAAACTACATATGAATCCCGTCTTCAAAATATAAAAAATGAATATAATGAAAATGTTAAGTTTATAGATGCTCAAATAGATAAGCGTAAACAAGAGGGAAAAGATTACGCGGATCTTATCCAGACAAAATCAAGGCTTGATAAGCAATATGCAGATGAAAAGAAAGCACTAGAAGAAAAGGAGAATAAAAAAAGGGGGAAAAATAAGGAAGAATCAGAAGCAAAGAAATTTGCGGAAAGTTCTGCCCAATACGAATCCAGCCTGAAAAAGCTTCGCAATGAAGTCTCGTCTCTCGAAGACTCCCTTGACCCTACCCTGACGAAGTTCGAACGAATGCGGGTGCAGATTGAGGCCGAACGCGACGCCGCCATTGAGAACGCCGATGTCACCAAGGAAGAGACGATACGCCGGAAACAGGCGACGGCGGCACAGGCCGAACAGGTAGCTGAACTCACGAAGCGCAAGGCCGTTCTTGAGGCGAACAAGAAGCTTGAGGAATTGGAGAACCAGAACCTCCAAGAGAAGGCCGAGTTCTACAAACAGCTTTCGGAGAAGACCGGGGAATACAGTTCGAGCATCAGCTATCAGAACCAGTTGCTTGAGAAACAGCGTGAAGTCTGGATTGCGATGGGCATCCCCATTGATGATGTGAACAAAATGCTGGAGATCTTGTCCCTTGAGCTTTCCCGCGATCCGTGGGCAGGTGCCTACCGGGGCCTCACGAGGTACCGCATTGAGACGGAAAACCTTGCAGCGTCGTTCGAGAACCTGACCACGGGCACACTCACAGGTATTGAAGATGCCTTCGTGAAAATGGCGGAAACGGGGAAGCTGTCGTTCTCTGACATGATCAACTCGATGATTGCCGATCTTGTGCGGCTGACAGTACGGGCGAACATAACCGGGCCGTTGGCGGGGGCGTTGGGTGGCTTGTTCTCTAATTGGTCTACGAACATCAAGTTCAATAATCTTGCTGATTCTATCGTTGCTGGTGCGCTTCCGAATGCACACGGTAACGTCCTATCCGGACCGGGGATATCCGCATATTCAAACAGGATTATCAACAGGCCAACGTTCTTCGGCTTTGATAGCCTGACGCCTTTTGCACAGGGCGGCGTCATGGGCGAAGTACCGGGGAGAAGTGAGGCGGTTATGCCTCTTGTGCGGACATCCAGCGGCGATCTCGGGGTACGGGCACAGAGTTCTAGTAGCATTACTCCGCAAATCAACATCCAAGTCATCAACCAGACGGGCACCGACGCTACCGCCGAAGTCCAACAACAGCGTAATGCGCAGGGCGGCATGGACGTTGTGGTCTTGCTCAAGCGAGAAATGGCATCTGACATTGCCCGTGGGGGAGTCATCGACCAGACGATACGGGGGCGGTACGGCGTCAAGCCTGTGGTGAGGGGGCGCTGATGGCATATTCCGAAATCACATGGCCCGTCTCGCTTCAACAGAGGCCGCTTGTTGATAGTTATGGGGAGACGCCGAACTATGACGTTATCGTGACGGATATGGACGCTGGCCCGAAGCGTCAGCGTAGGCGGTCGAGCGCGGGCACAGAGTCCCGCTCAGTCAAGTATCTTCTGAAATGGGAACAGAAGGCCACGATGAAGGATTTTCTTGACGGCAACGCCGGGAGGTCCTTCTGGTGGCCCGACCCGACAGCCGATGTGTACCGCTATGTGCGGGTAAAAGGCGATTCGGAAATCCAGTTTGCCCCCGTTGGCGCACGACATTGGTATGTCACCATGACCTTGGAGATATGGCCTTATGTCAGTCGTAACAAGTAGTGAGTTCAGGAAATGGGCTACGGCTAACGACAGTGCCGATCCATATATTTTTCTTTTGGAAATCACGCATCCGTCATTGTCCGCGCCGATCCGGGTATCTTCGGACATGACCGAATTTATCCAGCTTCATGACGAGACGAAAGAGCCGATTTACGGGACTCGGCACAATGGGGTTGTTTACTACGCGCTGCCCTTCAAGTTCACGGTGCCCGACCAGCCGGAAGGAAGTGACCCTATCAAGGCGCAGGTTTCGATTGACAATATTGATCGGGAGTATGTGGCGGCTATCCGGAATATGGAATCGGCGGCCTCCTTCACTGTCAAGACAGTCTTTGCCTCTTCCCCGAATGAAGTACAACAGGAATTTCCAGTGCTCAGAATCACCTCGGCAACTTACAATGCCAGTACGATTGACGCCGAACTCGGGCCTGACGACTACCGGGCGGAACCGTGCCCGGCGATGAACTTTTATCCTGCGCTCTTTCCGGGGTTGTTCTGATGCAGTGGCATGAAAAATACATCGGCATCCCGTTTGAAAACGGCGGACGCTCCTTTTTGGGCTGCGATTGCGGCGGGTTGGTTCTGCTCATGCTCAAGACGGAACGGGGCATCCATGCCAAAGATATGCTTGAGGTCTACGAACGGCAGGAGTTGCACACGCGAGACGGTCAAGAGCGGCTTTCCCACATGATTGGAGACTCACTTTCAGAGTGGGTTCTTCTGTCCAAGGGGACTGAACCCAAGCCGTTGGACATGGCCCTATACCGCTACCGTGGGGCCGATTGCCATTGCGCCGCCGTGGTTGATGCCCGGCACATCATACACGTTGAAGAAACGCGGCCTTCCCGGTTGGCTCCCCTCAAAATGCTCGGCACAGGCTATCAACTCGTAGGGATATATCGGCATGTCGCACTTGTATAACCTTCCCGCCATCCCCGAAGCGTTGCCCATTCTAAAAAAGGACGGGGCGTCTTTACGGCTGCGGCCTTCCCCGATGCGAACCAACGTCATCGACAGACTCATCCCAAGCGGAACCAGCCTCCTTTTCGGACTGCGCAAGGCTTGCCGGGATGCGGGCATCAGCTACACCACGCTGCGTTATGCCAAGGTGTTCGTCAACGGCGTTCCGGTACCTTATGAAGAGTGGCACACGACGCTGGTTTGTGAGGGACAGTTTGTTTCCGTCTGTATTCCGTTGGGAAAGGGCGGGGGAAAGAACCCGCTGGCGACTATTTTACAATTGGTTGTCATTGCTGTTTCCGCCATAGCGACATGGTATGTGGGCGGGGCTGGCGCAGGATGGTTCGGTATTGAAGCTCTTGGAATGGGGGCCGGATGGGGAGCCGTAGCGGGTGCCGCCGTCATGATGAGCGGCATGTTGCTTGTAAATGCCATAGCGGGTGTTTCCCAACCCAAGCTTGCCGCCGCCGACAACGAAACCGCCGCTAAAGTCTGGAGCATCGACGGCGCACAGAACCGTGCCGATCCTTACGGCATTGTGCCGCTGGTACTTGGCTTTATCCGATTCGCGCCCCGGTTCGCCGCACAGTATTACACCGTCCTTTCCGGAAACGATCAGTATGTCCGCTATCTGTATGTTGTAAGTATGGGCAACGTGCAGGTATCCGATTTCCGTATAGGAGACACGCCGTTCGGAAACTTCCAAGGATCTGAATACCGCATCCACCAGAACTGGCAGGGCAGCGGGTTTGCATGGTTCAACCGTGCCGTGTCCGAAGAGTCCATGTCCGTGTTGCTCAAGAACAGCGTGGGGTGGGTAACACGGACGACGAAGGCCGATACCAACCATATCGCCCTGTTCTTTACTTTCAACGGGTTGAAACGCATCGATAAGAAAGGCAATTCCTACCCCGTATCCGTTGAACTTGAAGTCAGATACCGCCGCGTGGGGGCTTCCGATTGGATTCCTTATGGGGGGACACGCACGACGGGCGGGGGGAATGTTCCTCTTGTAGAATTACGTCCTCGTATTGCCGCAGGAAATTTTAGTATCGGCATCAATCCGGACAATTCTTTTTCTATAAATGGAGGCATGGCAATCGCTGTTGGTGAATTTGTAATAGAAGAAGTATATTATGAGGCAGAGCATGGTAATGGTGGTATGCAATGGTATTCTCGAAACGTGTATTATATACAAAATTTGCATACGGTAAATAATTTTACAGGTACTGTTGAAGCTGTAGGAGCTACCGTAAAAATTTCTTCAGGTTCAGTCATATCTCCAAGCATTGTTTTCTCAGGCCAAACAGTTACTACCCAACGAAAGGGGGTGGAATTTGACGTTCCCGACGGACAGTATGAAGTTTCCGTCCGTCGCGTCACACCAGATTCAGACAAGGAAACCACCGATCAGACGGTCATGGACGAGTGTACATGGACGACGCTGCAAAGCTGGCGCAACCGTCCCGCCGTGGTCTATCAGGGCCGTCCGCTTACGCTCATCGAAGTACAGCTCAAGGCTACGGAACAGCTTTTCGGGAACGTCGACGAGTTCAACTGCTATTGCCAGTCCATTGCGCCGATCTGGAACGGGACAAACTGGATAGACCAGCCCACGAATAACCCCGCATCCCTCGCGCTTCTCGTGGCCACATCGCAATGCACGGGTAAACCCGCGTCGTGGGATGAAATGGACATGGATTCCTATGCTGATTTCTATAACTGGTGCCAGCGGTGGGGGTGGGCCTATAATGCCGTCCAGACTTCACGCACCACAGCGGGCGAACTCCAGCACAACATCATGGGAGCCGGGCGAGGCTCTTATGCACTGATAAACGGGCATGGGGTGGTTTGGGACGATCCGGATGCGCCTGTTGTTGAAATCCTGACTCCTCGAAATACATGGGGTTTTTCAGCAAAGAAGGAATTTTTGACGGAACCCGTGCAGGGTCTTCGTATGCGTTTCTTGAATGAAACTCGTGATTTCCAAGAAGACGAGCGCGTGGTCTATGCTGATGGCTACAATGAGACAAACGCCACCAATGTCATCGAATGGGAACAAGACGGCGTTACCAATCCCGATCTGATTTGGAAACATGGAAGGTTGCGCCTTGCGGAACTGAGGCTACGCCCCGAGGTGTATACGCTCAATGCCGAGGCGGAATCGTTGACGCTGCGCCGGGGTGAGCATGTCCGTTGCCAGCACGATGTTACGTTGTGGGGCATCATTTCCGGGCGCGTCGTAAGCCGTGCTCTCAATAGTGATGGTAACCTTATTTCCATTGATCTTGATGAGCTTTGTGCGATGGACGCGGGGAAATCCTACGGCATCCGTGTTTCCACTCCCACCAACGTCGACGCGTACTACTCTGTTCAGACTGTTCCCGGCGTATCTCGTACTCTCGTGCTTGCCATGCCTATTCCCGCCACTTCATCGGCTCCGGATATTGGGGATTTGGTATCTTTTGGTATCGCTGGACGTACGGATCAGCTTCTGAACGTTTTAAGCATAACCCCCTCAGAAGGGCTAACGGCTCAAATTACATTCCAAGACGCGGCAACGAATCTTTACGATGCGCTCACCGGGGAAATACCTCCGTGGGATTCGAATATCACGGCCCCCACGCGGTACCAAGCGAATACACCGCCTACGCCTGAACTCACGAATATCGTTTCTGATGAAACCGTGCTGACACAGCTTGCAGACGGCACACTTTTGCCCCGCATTCTCGTAAACTGGAAGATTGCGGACTCTAATGTGGTGATTGATTCATGGCGCATCATGCACCGTAAGCAAGGAGATTCCGAATGGATCAGCGTACCTGAACGCAATACTGGGCAGACATTCAGCTACATATCCGGCGTGCAAGAAGGGGCTATGTACGAGCTGGCGATCATGGCCATGTCCAACATCGGCGTCATGTCCCAACAATCGCCTGTCGTTCTTCATAAAGTTGTAGGGAAAACGTCTCTTCCCCCCGACATTGAAAACCTTTCGGCAGTTATCGATATACCCGCAGGAATCACTTTGGCATGGGATGAAGTAACCGTCCTTGACCTTTCACATTATGTTGTGACCGGAAGTTTCGGGGGAAAGACTGTTGATAATGCGATAACGCTTGCGGCTCCGAAAAAAACGGGAATGCTTTCTTTTTCCGTTGTTGCCGTGGACACTGGAGGAAGAACATCAAAGAATCCTGCGCAAATAACAATCGAAGTCAAAAGTCCAGCAGTGCCGGACATTGGAGGGGAACTTAGAACCGACGGACTGTATGTGCAATGGCAAGACTGCAAGACTACATGGCCTATCCATCATTACAATATATTTGATATATATAACAATATAAATGAGATAGTGAACTCTACGGCATGGTTGATGCCCCCACGTCCCGAAGGGGATTACACGTTCAAAGTAATCGCTGTGGACATCTTCCAAAACGAATCTCCGGCAGGATACGGGAGCGTTCACGTTGGGCCGATTTATCCGCCCAAGCCCGTCATCACGATAGACAGCACTGATATGGTCATATCGTGGCCTACGGTAGAGTCAGCGTTTCCCATTGAAACATATGAAATTGTTTTTGTTGATGGAATATTTGTAGCCAAGACGAAGGCCACTTCATATCGATTCCCGGCACCAAAGGCAGGGACATGGGAATATCGAGTCCGTGCGATAGACGTAGCGGGGAATGTATCAGGGTGGGGTGAAGCTGCATATGTCGTCACCAAACCAGAGCCTCCGCAGGTGACTGCAGTTCTTGACGGCGAAGGCATCACTGTACGCTGGAAGGCGACGACTAACCTTCTTCCCATCGTCGCGTGGGATTTAGTTCGGCAGTGGGAAGAAACTCGGGATGATGGGGTGATCGTTACCAGAGAGGAAGATTATGGACGTCTTGACATCGATTGTCTGACCGTTCCAGCCGTATCCGTTGGGATGCATTGGTTCATGGTCAGGGCCGTAGATAGTGCTGGAAATATTTCAGGATGGGGAGATTGCGATTTCACGGTCATTGCACCGGGAAAAGTGCAGTTCGAAAACTGTGCCACAGTTGACAACAACGTCATGTTGTATTGGACGGAACCGGATAGGATATTTTTCCCCATTCGTGAATACATCTTTTCAGAAATCGATGAGGACGGCTATGATATGGAGATCGGGCGGATTGATGCACTGTTTGCCTCTTCTTTTGAAACCGTTTCAGGAGAATATATCTATGGCATAACCCCTGTTGATGTGGGGGGGAACCGGGGAACAATGTCATCAATCAAGATGACTGTCAGCCAGCCGCCTGACTTCGTATTCTACCATAACCTTGATTCTCTTTTTAACGGCACGAAGACCAATTTTGTGTTGGACGGGCGCGGCAGCATGATAGGCCCCGTGCCCGATGAGACATGGGAAGAGAACCTTACACGGGCAACACAAGCAGCGGGTAGGTCCATCGAAACATGGCAACAGAAGATCGACGAAGGCTTCACTACGTGGATGGCCCCGGCTGCTGCATCCGGAATCTATATCGAAACCGTGGATGTGGGCAAACTCGTACCCTCAACCAAAATTACGGTCACCATCTCCTCCCGCACGTTGAGCGGCAATCCCGCCTTTGCCTGCAAGATCGAGGTGAGCCAAGACAACGCTATATGGCGGACCATTTCGGATAACGCCACAGTCGTCTTCGCTACGCAGTTTCGCTATGTCCGATACACCATCACAGTTACGGGCGGCATGACGGTGATCTCGAACATCAACTACTCCCTTGATGTGAAAAGAAAAATGGATTTCGGGAGGATAGATGTAAAGTCAACGGACAACGGTACCGGGTGGATCTCGGAGACAGAGACTCCCATGCTCACGGGCAAGTGGGTCGATTTCAATGTCAATTTTATCGATGTTGAAAGCCTGCCCAAACCTAATATCGTCAATAATGAAAACCTTACCGCGTTTACAGTGTTCGAGGATACAGAAAACCCCAAGGGATTCCGCATATTCGTAAAAGACAAAAACGGCAATCGAGCCGATGGAACTGTGGATTGGGCCGCATATGGCGTTTAAGGAGTATGACTATGGCTATTTCATGGAGCGCAGAAGTTGCGCTTGCAAACAAAATTGCTTCGGATGTCCCCGCCATCAAAACCATGCTCGACGCGCTGGCGAACATGGATTTCACGGGGATTACTAACCTTCCCGAGAATGCAAAACGGATATCCTCAGTGACGGGCGGCGTGCAGATACAGAAATATGCCTCGAACGCATGGGCAACGGTGGGCAAGCTCATGCATGACGTGGACACTGTTGACGGCAAACATGCGGCGACCGGGACCACCGCGAACACCATCCCCGTGCGCGATTCCAGCGGAAAACTTCCCGGAGATATCACAGGTAATGCAAGTACAGCTTCTAAAGCATCAGATCTTGCCGATAACTATGTTGTACCCGTCGCTAAAGGTGGGACAGAAGCGTCAACGGCGGCAGAGGCAAGAAAAAATCTCGGAGTGGTGCTTGGGACGACTTCGGCACCGGGTCTTGTAAAGCCGGACGGGATAACTGCAAAGGTCACAGAAGACGGAACCATCACCGTGAAGGACGTGGCGATTGGGGGGAACCTTGAGGATCTGGCGAGTGCGCGGGGACAGATTGGGCCCGCAAGAGAACTTGGAAACAACGTAGATTTTAATACCGTCACTGAGGCAGGTCTTTATCTGATAAATGCCACAGGGAGCGTGAACGCCCCTCGGAGAAATCAGGCTTTCTTTTTGCAGGTGGTTCGAAGTGTTAAAGGAGCAATCACCAAAAATCTGTTTCAGATTGCTTACAATTATTCGTCTGTAGCCGACTTGGTTTTTATCCGCCAGTATAGAATGGCGAGTTCATCTTGGTCTGTCTGGACGCAGTTCATCACATCTTCCCAGGTCGGCGACGGCCTCACCGTCAACAACGGGATCATCTCCGTTCCCGAATACGAAGGCGCGACGGCATCGACAGCCGGGACAAGCGGCCTCGTACCGCCCGCAGCCGCCGGGCAGCATGAAAGCTTCCTGACCGGAGGCGGGGAGTACAAGCCCGCACTAGGTTTTACGCCCGTGCAGCAAGGCGGCGGAACCGGGCAAGGAAGCGATAAGATCTACATAGGGTACAGTGAGAGTGGACTGAAGGCGCAGGCGGATACTCTCGATCTTGGGAGTATCGTCACGACATCCGCCGGATGTACAAAAGCCCCAAGTGCGGAAAAGGCGCAAAGCTTAGTCGTAACAGATGACGGTCAAGTCGCGAAATTCAACTGGGCTGGACGATCTACAGGACAACCGGAGTGGGTTTGGGGTGGAAACGCGGCAGAATTTGGAAATATGTATACATGGAACCCAATTAATTTTAGCGTGAACTATGCTACGAACTCAAGCAATGCATGGCAAACAACGATAGTTCCAAACGTTAGAGCAGGAGACAACAACAATATTCCTGCCGGGGGAACATGGACGTTTCTTGCATACAACAACGGACAAGTTGAATACGGCGCAGTTGCCGGAGGAACATATATCTCTGGGCGTTGGATTGCTATCCGAAACGCATAGAAAAGGATTGGAAATGAGCTACGGACAAATCATTCACCGTATCTTTGACGATTCCTATGTCATCACAAAGAACGGCCTTCCATACCATGTCTATCCCTACGCCGCGGAATTTGCGGAACTTTGGGATGAGGTCTTTGCCTACGCCGAGGCGCACCCCGAATGCGTGACTGAGGAACAGCCGTACACGCCGCCCGTACCGACAACCGAAGAACTTGCGGCGAGCGTACGCGCCGAACGCGATAGGCGCATTACTGCAACAGATTACCTCGTCATGCCGGACTATCCGCTTGATACTGACAAGCTTGAAGAGATCAAGGCGTACCGCCAATCCCTGCGTGACTTGCCGCAACAGCTTGGCTTTCCGTGGCAAGGACCGGATGACCCGGCGTGCCCGTGGCCAGTGGAACCATAGCCATTGCAAAAATCGTAGGCATGGCTAGTCTCTTTAGAAAAAAGGAGGAAGTCCATGCCGCTACCCATGCAACTTGCGTTGCCCACATGGTGAGCGCGTCCAAGCCCTGATGCTGTGTTCTCTGGACTGTGCCGTGTCGGGGGCTCATCCCGACAGAAAAGCGAAAGCTGATGGTCGGTTCATCATCACTCCGTGGTGGTGCCTGAACAAATGCAGGTGGCTGCCTGAGCACCGAGATGAGATCCGATTTGTGGCGAAAAAGCCGGATTGAAGACACAAAAAAATCCCCCTCCCGGCGCGAACCGAGAGGGGGATTTTTTTGGACACATATTCTGACACATATTTAGAGTAGTTTTGCCACATTTTGACACATTTTGCTGAGGCTTAATATAATAAATTCGATATGTTAATATGTAAACAATGCCCTGTACATGGGAATCATGCTTAAAACAACAGTGTGTAAAAGTTGTTTGTTAACCATTGGTTATTGACGAACTGAACATCCATCTTTAAGTTGCCACATATTTTCTGCCACATATTTAGGTTCAGGGATAGCCTCAATTGCGGCAATTTTTTGAGAGTTGAGGACATGCTGATAGTGTTTCAAAACCATTGTAAGGCTGGCGTGCCCCATGAGCTTTGCAACCGTCCCGATGTCTGCACCTGCGGCGATAGCTTCGGTAGCAAAGGCATGTCTTAGATCGTAGGGACGTATCTTTCTTGATATTCCAGCACGCCTGAGAGCGGCTTTCCAACCCTCATGTATGGTTCTAATGGGCTTTCCTCTGAAATGGATAACTTGATTGACTCCTAATTCTTTATCAGCATCACGCCACGACCGCAATTCATCTATCAATGTTTTTCTTATCGGAATATCACGGATGGGTTCTTTTCTATTTTTCTTTGCAGCATGTAGATGAATCACACTATTTTCAATGTCTACATCGGACCATTTTAAACTGAAAAGCTCTGATGGACCTACTCTAATACCCATTTGTGAACCAAGTATGATCACGCGCCGCACATGCTCATTGGCGTGTGCGAATATCAAGGCAATTTCATGTTGTGTCGGTGGTACAAAATGTTCATATTCAACATGCGGCAAAGTTGGGATTCTTGGCATTTCTCTGATGAGTTCATTTTGATATGCCCATCTAATTATGGAAATAACCGGACTTACATAACGCCTGATAGTTGCTGTTTTGATTCTGCGTGATAGAAAATACTCGACGAGGGTTTTAAGTTTTGTACTATCAATCTCATGAATGGGTATATCACACATGAATGGCATAGCCGGTTTCATATTTGCCAAATGTCTGTTTAATGCCTTTTCCGAAAAGTGTTTTTCTTTTAGAAATAAATAATATACGGACTCAAATGTGTGTTCCTGATTCGTCTCAGAAACTTCGTCCTTACGGAATGAATCTCTTTCATACTTAAGCTGATACTTCTTGAGGGCATCTTGCTTCTTTGCTTCCTCCTCCGTTTCGACGTAAAGTGATTCTCGCTTGAGGGTGAACGGGTTGTTCCAGTACACTTCCCACGGCTTTCTACGGCCTTTCCTCTGTCTGATAGCCATACTGAATAGCTCCTGAGCAAAGGAGGCCGCTCCAGCTGCTACTGGACGGCCCCCATATTGAACTCTGCTAAAAGTTCCTTGGCGGATTTTCCGATGACGCACCCTGATGTTTTGGTCTGTCTTCGTCGCCTTGGAACTCCTGCCTTTGCCTGAGCCTCAGCATGTAATGTGTCGATCACCGTCATAACGGCCCGACGATGCCAGCGCAAGCCGTTTCCGCGTCCACGTCCCAGATCGACAGGCTGCACGCCGTGGGAGCGTAGCAAGTTGAGTGAACGTGTAATCCCCATTCCCATGAGTTCGGATGCCTGTTCTGTAGTCAAAAGTGTTGGCTCCATTTTCTTTCCTCCCTACGCGGCCAGCTCGTACACCCGCGTCCCGATCTCAGCTATCTGCGGGTCGACATTTTCGAGCGCATTGCACAGCGTGGTCAGCGTTTTGAGCAGGTTGTGCCAGTGAAGGCCCCGGAAGTAGGCGGGGCAGGTGTTCCGGCAGTCCTCAAGGAAGGTCAGCCCGGCCCACATCCCGGCGCCCCATTGCGTCCAGCGGGAAGCATCGGCGGCAGCGGCCTGAACATCCCCGACGTGCCCGGCAAGGATATGGAACCGGGTATCCAGATCTCGCTTCGCGCCTGCGGAGAGCCTGCGCTTCTGCGTGTCGTCCGCACATCGGTCGATCCAGCGGTTGACCTTCTCGACTTGTCTGCCAAGGTCGCCAAGCTGCGCCAGCATTTCCGGCTTGAGGGAAGAAATCGCCACGGTGATCATGGACAAGGCCAGCACACAGCGGGTGTGCTGGATTGCCTCGTGCGGGTACGGGATTACGGGGTTGATTGGTCTTCGCATGATGCTTCTCCTCTCTAAAAGGAAAGCCCCTTTCGGGGCTACTTCGGTTCGCGGGGTTCGGGGATGGGGCCTGCCCATTGTCCGGGAAGGGATTCATATTCTATTGGCTCGACGTCTACATTGATCATGGCGATTGTACGGCTAGGCTTGTGGCGATACCAGTACCACCCCGGCACCTTCGGCGGCTCGTCCGTCCACTCCAGTGTTCGGGGGAAGGCGTTCCACCAGTCATAGCACTCATCGGGAAAAACAAACCACTTTCCGCCCATTCTGAATGGACATCCTGATTCGCCTTTACATATCACACGGAACTTTCCATTGTGGCATTCAACGTGTGCTCTTGCTTGACACAGTGGGCACGGTAGCAACGTCAGTTCTTCGGACATGATTCCTCCGCATTCTTGATATCTACCCATTCGTCATATCCGGGATGTGCATCACAGAGCGCCTTCATCTTTTCGGGAAGCTCATTGTATGGTATGAAAACATTCCTGAACTCTTCATCTGTCATAAAGCTATATTCAGGCGGTGTCCGGTCATGCCAAACAAGCCAACTACCATCTGCAACGGAGAAGATTTCGCCATAAATGCTTCCCAAGTGAATTCCCGGCGGCATCCCCGGTTCGCAATGCAGTTGCATGGCGTATACCATCTTGGCGATGTTATGAACGGATAATGCCTTGATGTAATTGTCGTTCATCTCCCTTCCTCCACGGCATCGTGAGCGGCTTCTACAAGACCATACAGACTTCCGTAATCACTAGCCGTTCCGTTAAAAGCTACAGCGGCTATCCAAAGATTGGACTGTTCCAGCAAATACGCCTTCCGCTCCGCTGCTTCCAGTTGAGCCTTGACCTGTTTGTCTGCTTCATCGCAATCGTCGATGTGACCAGAACCGCCACACCAAGGGCAGTTATATCTTTCGGTAAATTCTTCTTCGGTCATGTGAGTATGACCGGGCAACGGTGACGGGATTTCCCCATCCCATGCTGCGGCTGCCACTTCTGACATGGTGACGGCGTGTTTCCGAGCTAGTTCCAGTTCCCGGCACAGCCTGAAAACCGTAGCCGCCGGACCAAGTTTGTCGAGCGCCTTGGAATCTCCGAGCATGTCGCCGATGGCGGCGGCCCGGATGCTGGCGAGTTCTTCGGTGGTGATCATTCTTTCGGCCTCGTTTCGTTGTAAGCCCATTGAATGCGCCGCTCTATGGCGTCTACGGATTCGTCGTCCTCGGAAGCGAGAGACGCGAGGAAGACGAGCATCTCGATCAGCCTTGGCACGGCGTTGCACGCGGCGACGATGTAGGCGGTGTTATGTAAGTTACCAAAAACATTTGGCAAGAAGACATAGGCAATATGCTCAGGAACTTCTTTGCCACCATAGTACCGTTCGATACGATGATGATATGTTTCATTCGTGCCCTGTTCGCTTTTACTCCACGGCCCCGGCGTCGCCGCCTTCCTAAGCCGCTCCAGTTCGTCAAGCCACTCCTGCGCTGTCATTGGTTCGTTCCCCCGGTATATTTGTTTCAAAGTCGTTGCATATCCCGCGTGCAGCAACACAAAAATTGTGCAAGTCGCAAAAGTAGGTTGTTTGGTATGTGTAGCTGGAGTAGCGCCCCACGTGCTTGCAAAACCTACACTCATCCTTTTGACGCGGCCTGTAGCCACATGCATTCTGTCTATCCCGCACAAGTTCCCGTTCGAGCTTGTGGGCTTCTGTGAGGGAGTTGACCACGATTACGATCTGGGGCTCAGGCATCCTCTCTCCTCCTGCGCGTTGTTCAACACTTCTTCCCAAGCTTGAGGCGTAACGTCTGAGCACCACACCTCTTTCATAGGGCAATTTTCTGTTTCTTCGCCATGTAGCGGGCATCGAGTATAAACCGATGCACTGATTTTGCACATATATGCCAGCGCAATCGCCTTTTTCGAGCACTTCATGATTTCATCAAGAGTGGTTTCGTTCATTGTCCATCTCCTCTTCAACGGCGATGCGCGCTTCCCGCAGGATGTACCACGCTAGGCTTTTGGCTTTGAAACCATCAAGGAACTGCAAGTTGTTAGATATCATATCTAGTTCTGATGCATTCCCAGCGATACACCGTGCCACACGTGCCTCGAACTCGGCGGCGTCGCGGTACGATTCAAACGTAACTGTCGTTTTGTCCCACAGCGGGAAGCCCGCCCTATAGCAGGCGTTCCGCTGGTCTTGGCTGCACCGGAACGGGACTTTGCCGCACCGGGCGCAAGCCTTTTTTCGAACCGTGAGCCACTTCTTTTCCTGTTCCGTCAGCATATTTCACCCCGCGCGTTGTTCATGCAGCCGCGCCCCTGCCAAATCATGCGTATCAGCGGCGCACCCCGGAATTTACTGATGTGCAGAGCCTAACCAATCGTGAGTTGACCGGAGTACACGGTGTTGCGCTTCTATGTTCTGCCTCCATCTTTCCTCTTCGCGGTAGATTTTTTCTGCACTTTTTTCATTCTGCATTGGCATCACCCCCTTCCTGGGCCAGTTGCCCAGATCAGCCAAAGAAAGAAGGCGACCCACATCCACGTGAGCCGCCTTTCCCATTTTGTCATTCCGCCTTTTCCGTCCATTTATCGCAGATTGCCAAAGCACCAGTCTTCCAGCCATTGAGCGTACAGCGGGAACCGTCAAAGTACGATGTACCGTAGTATCCCTTTTTCTCAATGCGCTCGACATGCTTGCAATTCGCGCAATTCTTTGTCGGCGCATGTTTCTGCCAGTTTACGCTATTTTTTGTGATTCTTGGCATATCATCCCGCGTGATTCGTATGCGCGGCCCACGGTTGAGTGATGGATTACTCGCTGGCGTCAACCGGATAGAGGCCGATGACGGTTTCCATGAACGTCTTTCCTTCTCTGTCTTCGCAGCTGCATTCGGTGGGCTGCGGGTCGATGTCGAACACACCCGCTCCCTCGCTTCCATCCAGCGTGATGCAGACATTCTGGTCAGGATCAAAGTTTTCCAGCTTCTCGATCAGTTCTCCGATGGTCATGTTGAATCCTTGGGTTAGAGTTTGGGGTATGAAAAGCCCCGCCGGGGGAGGCGGGGCGTGGGGTGCTTCTGCAATTTTGACAAGAGCTAATGAAAGCTCTATCCTAAATTGCTACGTTTAGGGGAGAGCGAGGCACTATGCCACGTTCTTCTGCTCAAGGCCCCGAGTCCTTTATGGTTCGGGGCCTTTTTCATACTTTCTCAGCAATTCTCAGCTTGCTTGCCGGGACCGTCCATTTCCCCTCGTAGCCGTACACGGTGACGTACATAGCCTTGCGCCCTTTCCCGAAATCACGGAGATACGGGGCGCAGGATGCCGTAACGGTGACGGTTTGGCGTTCGCCGCCTACCTTTGCTCGGTAGAGGAAACGACGCCCCGGAATTATTGATGCCAAATCAGGACATTTTAGTCTGATGTCGGGGAGGGCGTCGGTGTCGGGCATGGCGTTATCCCCTCAACTCTTGCATCCGAGAGAATAGCTTGCGGGCTTTTCCGTCAGCGTTTTCACGTTCCTCTTCATAAAGACGCGTCAGTTCCTCCCAATGTTCGACAAAGGGTTTCCATTTCGGGAACCTTTCTGCCACCTCATGCAAACGCGGTTTCCATTCCGGTATAAACCTGAGCAGGAGATAACAGCGCCGGAAATCAGACGGGTCATGGGGAACGTCATGCCGCCACCATGAAGGAGAAGTATTGAAAACCGTATCTTCGTCCGTTCCTGTCAAAACCGCGTAGATGGTTTTTGAAGAGATCCCGGTTTCTCCGTTGGCTAACCACATCTGTTCCCGCCATTGCTGTGGAAGCGAAAGTACCTCAGCCGTGTAATCCCCGTACAAATCAACGCTCACAGTTCACCGCCTCCCGCAGTTCCTTTCCCGGCCTGAACTTCACGGCCTTGTGCGCGGGAATGGGGATGCTTTCTCCGGTGCGCGGATTGCGGCCTTGACGTTCGGGCACGTCCACGACTTCGAACACGCCGAAGCCCTGAATTTTCAGGGAGCCGTGTTTAACGATAGCCCGTTGGAGCGTATCCAATACCTGATTGACGACACATTCGGCCTTCTCGATTGAGGTCATGATGTCCGTGGTGTCGGAAGCTCGAACCATTATGACGAAATCAGATTTGTTCATGGCATTACCTCAAAAGAAAGGCCCGGTGGTGAGCCGGGCCGGGGTGGTTAGAAGGGTGGTTCATCATAGGGAAAAGGCTGACCGTAGGTAATGGCTTCCGGTGGGGTCTGATTCTTCCCCTTTTCCGCTTCTCCGGTTACAGGGCCGTCAGTGATAAATTCCTTACCTGATTTGATCTGTACATATTCTTCTTTGTCCGGGGTGATGATCGATGTGATATAGTTGTTCCAGTACTTTTTCCCGTCCTTTTCGTAAAACTCTTTGCTGATACCGAGTTTTGCGGGAAATTCCATATCTTGCATATCCGTCCACTCGGCAAGCTGACGTCCTCGTATCGAACGATCGTCAGTGGCTTTTGGGTTGATTCCCCGATGGGCTTCAATAATGGCTCGTATCTGTGCTCCTGAGCGATTGCAGGTGGTGGTTTGCCCCTCGTTCAAGCGGATGTTCTGATACCCTGCGGGAAGCCACAGATTATCGTACCATTCCACACCATCATAAAGTCCGCCTACAACGGTAAACTTGCACCACAGGCCAAGAAGCCCTGACTTTGCCTGAGCCACCCACGGAGTATCTTGGAGCCCATATTTGGGCGTTTCTACGCTGATGCGAACCATGACCTTGCTCCCGGCAGGAACAGGCCCGTAATTGCGGTTTTTTTGTTCAGATTCCATATTGAGATCAAGCATGGTAGGCGCCCTCCGTGGCGGTTGAGAGTTGTTCATGGAATGCGGCCCATGTCGGGTCGTTTCCGATAAAGATTTCCGGTTCCAGAGGCCAGCGGCTTTTGGCCTGATATGCCGGGCGCTCTGCCGTGTAGATGACGCGGTCGCCGCTTCCGGTGGCCTTTGCCTTTTCTCCTTCCCTCTTTGTGACGCGGGCCTTGTAGTTCAGGAACAGGATCATTTCAGCCCATTCCATCCAGAGTGCCGCACCACGCTTGTGGAGCTTGAGGGAATACCGCTGATACGGATCGGAGTCCGGCGGATCGATGGTCACAGGCACGGCATGAGCGATGGTAACAATGTTCATGTCGCGCAAGGTACGAAGCTTTTCGAGCTTGGCTTGAATTGCCCGCCACACGTCATCAACCTTGACGTATCCCTTACCGTATCCAAAATCCTCAATGTTTTCCTTTCCTTCCTTGGTGCATACGTACTGCCATACAAGGGGCTCCATCCAGTCGAGAGAGTCGATGATCAATGTCTTGAACTGGTGAATCCCGCGCAGTGCGGCTATTGCAGCGTCAAGGTCTTGAAGACTGGTGATGAGATTTGGAAACGTGGGGATGTCCAGTGCGGCGGCCCCGTTTTCCGTCCTGAGTAGGATGGGAGAAGGGAACGTCCCTGCGAACGTTGTCTTTCCGATGCCGGGAACCCCGTAGAGGACAATCTTCATCGGCTGGAATCCTTTGCTGCTTACGATAGCGGAAAGGTCAAAGGGGTTCACGAGTTCGCTTGCGTCGCATCCCAGGAAGCTCGCTGCCTGCACCGCCTGTTCTTGGGTTGTCTGTGCCATTGTTTTTCTCCGGTTAAAGTAAGGCCCCGGAACAACCGGGGCCTTCATTGCATTCTTCGACATCATCTTGCCAACAAGCGGCATCATGCGCCTTGATGAACTCGATTGCCGCCTTGTACGATTTCCCATGTTGAGAATCACCGTGTTCTTCTTCAACCTTCGCCGCAAATTCTTCGAGCGTACCGTAGAAGCAACCACAACGGACGTGGACAGTCCGTTCGGTCTTGGTCACATATGTAATTCCCTGTCGGGAACCGATAGGACCAAAGGATAGAATTTTACCTGCGGCACCCCACAGGTTGGCACCCCGCAGGTCGGCACCCCACAGGTTGGCACCCCGCAGGTCGGCATCCTGCAGGTTGGCATCCCA